ATGCCATTAACTGACACAAAAATCCGAAATGCTAAACCTCATGAGAAGCCTTACTCGCTTCAGGATGGTCAGGGCCTCTATCTTGATGTCAGGCCTACCGGTGCCAAGATATGGCGATACCGGTTCTGGCTGTCACCAAAAAAAGACGGGCGCTATACGATAGGCGAGTACCCTGGCGTCTCCCTGGCTGATGCCAGAAGAGAAAGAGAGTGGGCAAGAGAACAGGTTAGGCAGGGCAAAAATCCAACCATCGTCAAAGACACTGAAAAGCTGATGGTTATGGGTGATGCAGAGAACACCTTCAAATCAATCGCTGAAGAATGGTATGAGCGAAAGTGCCAGACCTGGGCAGAGAAAACTCAGATAGTTAATCGTGGATTCCTGGATAAGCACATCCTGCCCGCAATAGGGAAGATACCAGTAAAGGACGTTAAAGCGGCGCACATACTTGCATTGATGCGGAAGCTAGAGAAGGCAGGGAATGCTTATTCCGCAGGAAAGGTGAGACAGATATGTTCAGCTGTTTTTTGCTACGCCGTCGCCACACTGAGAGCTGAAGTCGATCCATCGTATGCCCTTCGCGGCGCAGTGATGCAGAAGCCTACCACACACGCAAGACCGGCAACTACAGAAGAGCTTCGTCAGCTATTTGTCTCGCTAAGAAATTACAAAAGCCCGGTCATGGTTATCTGCATAAAAATGCTGGTTATGACATTCGTGCGTCAACAGGAGCTTAGGTTTGCCAAGTGGGATGATATCAGCTTAGAAAAAGCCGAATGGATAATCCCAAAAGAAGTGATGAAGAAACGCCGCGAACACCGCGTTCCGTTGTGCGACCATGTTATCGAATTGCTGGAAGAACTTAAACCACTGACAGGTGATAAAGAATATCTCTTCCCCAGCCCATCAAAGCCGGGCCAACCAATTGCCAAAACCACCATTAATCGCGCTATCGAGTATCAGGGGTTTGCAAGCGGTGAGATAACCGGGCATGACTTCCGCGCCACGGCATCCACCGCTTTGTATGAGCAAGGCTTCAGGCCAGAAGTGATAGAAGCACAACTGGCTCATCAGCAAAAGAATAGGGTAGCTGCCGCGTACAATCATGCGGAGTATATGAAAGAAAGAAGGGAAATGATGGATTGGTGGGGAGGTGTTATTGCTGGCCTGATCGAGGACAAGAAGTGATTTTATCCTTTATCCACGCATCGACTTCACTGGAAGGCCATCGAACGCTCCTGCCAATCTTAACAGGACGTGGAAATTTACCATCTCGCATCCATTCATAAATGGTAGGCTTCTTGTAGCCGGTTGCCGCACACACATCGGTGATCGGCATGAGTCTATCGCTCATTGCTGTATTCATTCGATTATCTCCAGGCGTAAAAAAGCCGCCCTCAGGCGGCCTTGAGTAGTTCTTTCATGAGCGCATAAGTTTCTGGCGCGCGTCCGTCTGGTCGCTTTAACTCCTCCTTTAGCAGCCCTGTCAGCCGATCCCATTCGAGCAGAATTGCAGCAAAGTTCTTTACCTTCTTCGCTATTGCGGGAAAGCTATCTTTAATCTCAGGGATATCCTCAACCAGAAGCATGCATCTGTGCAGGTCTGCCGGGTCGGATGGAGCATCGAAACGACCATGATAAAAGTTCTTTTCCAGGCCAAGTGCAATTGATGCCATCGTCGCACTGCTTATTCCAACGCGACCCTTTGCTTGCCACTCCAAAACCTTCATTGCCAAATCAGACATAAATTTCTCCAATAAAAAACCCGCCGAAGCGGGTCATGGTGTTAACTCAAAATTGTCATCCCACGGTGGGAATGTGCTCATCCTTCCATGCGACATGATGTACTCAGTGGCGGTCGACATCGAACATGGCTTCTCGAACTCCAGCATAAACACATCATCGTAGGCCTTCCCCAGCCACCATCCGCCGCCATATTCTCGCGCACGCTGAATGAGCACCCATCTGCCTGGCGTAATGCGATGATGTATCTCGCCCCTGTAAATAATCAGATAGTCCGAGTCTTTGCTCATGACGCACCCCAAAATAACTGTATTTATATACAGTAAAGTGGAGTGGGCGAGCTGTCAATTCTTGCCCGGCGCTGCTGGCAGCGGCATCCAGTGGGTAACCTGCTTGAGGTGAAGGTCATTGCCGTCGCCGTCGTCCCACGATGGTTTACCGTCTTCGAACCAATCCGCGTAAATGCCGACTTGCGTATTTGGCAGGCTTGGCAGGTAATACGCCCCGCTAAAGTCAGCCGCTAAAACGTATTCGCGTTCTGGCATCCGCTCACTGCACGCTATCCAGCCAGCAGCAACCGGCGCGGGCGGTGCCTGGAGTGCATACTCCCAGCGAAGGAGGTGGTTTGAATCAAACCGACACCCATCACTCATCTGTATTGCTACACCTGATTTCCGCGTATCCACTGCGGAGCCGTAACCAACAAACTTACCTGTTTCGTCCCACACGACGAGCTGCGAGCCTGGAATAGGGCGATTTACGGGATATTTTTTTGCTCTCCAGACAGGCTCAACAGGCTCCGCCCGCTCCCGCAGCGCCAGCCAGTCCAGCGCTATACGCGCCAACTCCCGCTCTTCTGCCACAGTAGGCTCCGGGCCATTGCCCAGGAAAATTTCTTGCGCGCGCCCTTTGCTCATTTCGCTCACGCTTCACCCCCGCACTCTTTTTCTTTGAAATGACGGCTCAGGCCGTTTTTTTTCAACATTTTGTCTATTAGGTTAACGTTCCGCTCCCAAGCACCATCTGACGCAGAATCGCCACACCCAATCATCGCGTCGACATCGTCAACCATGCGTTTGATCGCTTCTAACTGCGCGTGTGTTAGCGGCATCACTCACCCCCTGTCTCAATACTCGAAATCAACTTTAAATTCGTGCCCACATTCCGGGCACTCAACATCAACCCCTGTCGTTGCTGGCGTGCCATGCTCACAGCATCCAAAACGCGCATCCACCCAAAAATCATCCTGCGCGCTGATGTCGAAGTATTCGTCGCACTTCGGACACTCAGTGTGAAGTGTGATATGCCATTCCGCTGACTGGTTAGCCACTACTCACCCCCTGTCTCAAGATTGATGCCCGCCTTACGGCACTCGTTAACCAGCGCCTCCAGCTCTGTAATGCGCTTTTCTGCGGCCTTGCGCTTTCTGAATTGAGCTTTACGGCTTGCTCGGAGATTGTTCTTAGCGAGTTCGGCCAGATAAAGTTGATGCTCCGCATTCGCCAGGCGCTGGCGCACTTCGTCGTTTTCCAACTCAGCGTTGCGCTTTTCTGCGGCTTCCGGCGCTGCTATCAGCTCAAGCACATCGCGCGTCGAGATCGTCATGTTGGGGAGGAAATCATCTTTCGCCTTCTCTACCGCCGCTTTCAGTTTTGCTGTGTTCATGCGGCACCGCCTTCAATGCGTTTAAACTCGATCACCCACACCCACGGGTTAGCTTTGAAAGATTGCTCTGGATAAATGCCGTCCCACAAATCGCGGAACCAGAGCCACGGGTCAATGTTTCCACCGTCTGCTGCTCTGGCAGCGGGGTAGCCTTCGGCGCGGGCGTCATCGCTGCTAATTGATGCCAACCGCTCCACCCGCACGCCGGTAATCTCCAGGGTGATGCGGCTTGCCCAGCGCGGCATGTGGATGGATGGGGTGAAATTGAAAGGCGATACCGGCTTATTGCATTGTTCAACTGGTACGCGGTGTGTTTGCTCAGTCCAGCTATTACGCGCGCTGGCTTTGTAAACCAAAGTAGCCAAATCCGCGGCAAGGCTGTGAACACGGAAAGCCTCGCGCACCCACAGCCGGTCGCCGACGTCACCGAGGGGGCAGGCGTCACCTACAATTCCCGCCCAGATACCCTCGCTATTTTGTAGCGCCTCTTCGACGTGCAGCATCGCGCGATGCTTGTCGCTGGGCCACCAGTGTCCGCCTCGCGGGCAGACTTCCGGCTGCGGCTTTATAATCCGGCGCGTCTGCGTCTTGCTCCCGTTCAGTAAGGCGCGTACCATCTCGCCGTTGAAAATAATCGGGCGCTCTTTCATGCCGCACCGCCTTTAACAAAAATTATCCAATGTGTTTTGTCGGATTTTCCTGTTCGTTGCCAGATAGCTGGCTTCTCGTCTGTGAGTTCCAAAATACGGCGAACAGGTATCTGTGTTTCGTTCCATTTGAAAATGAGCACTCCGTGTGGCCGCAATACGCGAAATGCTTCTTCGAAGCCGGCGCGCAGATCATCACGCCACGTTTCCCGGTTTAATTTTCCGTATTTTTTCCCCATCCAGGCGTTATCACCGACACGCTCAAGGTGTGGCGGATCAAAAACTACAACAGGGAATGAAGCATCAGAGAATGGCAGCGCGCGGAAATCGGCAACTACGTCTGGACTGATAACAAGACTCCGGCCGTCGCAGAGGGTGTGCTGCTCAGCGCGGATATCGCTGAAAATCGCTCGCTCGTCCTGTTTATCGAACCAGAACATACGGGAGCCGCAGCACATGTCGAGAATGGATAAATCTGTCATGCGGCACCACCTTTGCCCAGCCAGCGGTTGAGGTATTTGTTGTTATTCACAGAACCGAAGCTATTGCGCGCCATTAACTCTTCGCGGCTCGGCATCGGCTGAGATTTGACGCGAGCTTGCAGCTCGCTTGGTGTGATAAGCGGGTCATGTGTAATCATGGGTTTTTCCTCGCGCCGTCCGTGGCGCACGATTAAACGCGACGCAGGCTGATGTGCTCGCGCTTTGCCATCTGGCGGATAGATTCGTATGAGCGGTTTAACTGGCGGGCGATGACTTTAGGGTGGACGGTGCCAGCCAGTGATTTGATGAGGTTTAACTCTTTGGTAGTCCAGTTGCGGCCCAGCGTTTGCTGATTGTCACGGCGTTTTTTGAATGGCTCGCTCATGGCGGCTACCTGATTAACAGTGATGGCTTGCCGGTCTTCAATGTCGCGCCAGGAACATCCTTGCCGCCCTCAAGCAGGTGCTTGATAGCCATCTTGTCGGGCTTAATCACCGTGTCGTATTCGACGTATTCAGGTGGGAGAAGGGCGCTGTCGGTTATCTCTACTGAACGACAAGGCGCGCGGACTGTTACTTGGTGAATACCGGCGCGAATTGATTTCTTACCGGCGGTTTCGAGTGATGTGGCGATGTAGGCGCGTATGCTGGCGACCTTGTTTTCAACACTTACTGCGCGTTCCGTAAGGTTCTTTGCCTCATCCCTGAGGCGCTCCGCATAAGTCGATTCGTTTTTGCAGATGGCAAGTAGCTGCTCGATTTTATCGGCAAGCTCACCCTCAATCCCTTCGAGGGTGTCTGCCATTGCTTCCGGGTCGATATCGGCATCCATCAGCCTGGCGTAGTCGCTGGCAACCTCATACAGTTTGCTCATTGGCCGCCTCCAGTTTCAGTTTGCATTCTGCGTAGACTGCCTGGACGCTTTGCTGCAATTTCATGCCGGATGTCAGCTTGTACGCCTCTGCAAATTTCCGTTTCAGGTCGTCCATAGTTTCGGACTGAGCCATTTCATCGCAAAGGTCACTGGCTTTATCGATGACCTCCTGCTGGCGCTTGCGCTCGTCTTCCCTGATTTGCTCCTCTGAGTGGTAAGCCATCACAGGCTCAGTAAATAACCCCTCGGTCTCATTAAGCATGTCGACGGCGCTGTCCATGCGATCCGAGCGCGGCCAGTATTTATATGCTCGTTTAACAATTGTTTTTCTTGCCATCTCTGACCAGAAATTTACCCATGGCCCTTTTGGCGAGGTTCCAGCCTTACTTACCTTTCTAATATCTTCAATTTCAGAGAGGCTCATTTCTTCCGTAAGATAGTCACCGTCAGCTGTTTTCGCTGTGCAATAACCACCAATAACTGAGCCACGTTCTTCCGGGGTGGCATAAGGGTTATATTTGTGTGATGGAGCCTTATCCAGGCCAAGGTTCTCGTATGTGTCGCTGGCATATACCAGCTTGCACTGTCCCCACTTAATTACTCCAGCCGACTGTGCAATATGCAAGAGACCCATGTAGCTGATATCAAGGCATACCATGCCATCACGCGGCACTAAATAGGCTAATTTACCGGCTGGATTTAGGCTTATCCCAATTGCGGCAACATTGATAATTGCGTTTTGTGCACTTACAGGATTTGCGATAGCTGTTTCTGCCAGCTTTTGGTTTCTTTGGAAAAGCTGAATTGCGAATTGGCACTCCTTTGCCCAATTTACCGAAGAGTCTGTAAGCGCACCTAGAAACAACGGCTCCTGCTGCTTAACAAAAGTGACGATATCGAATGACATTACGCTGCCTCCATGTGTGAATGTCGCGCCTTGAAGATGCTAATGGCGTACTCAGCGGTGACCCGCTCGGTCAGCGCATCAATCCACCAACCCTCGGATGCGTCCTGAAACTCGATGCTGTGACCTTCAAGGTAATTGATGGCGTCAGCGGTGTGTTCATCTGCATCCATCGCCGCCAGAGCTGAAATAAACGGGTTTGCTTTCTTCGCCAGACGCTCAACTTCATCGCTGATGCGTTCGTTATCCGCCGCGTCCAGCGCGGCGATAATTTGCTCAATTTCTTTGACATCTGTCAGGCTCAGTCTCATGGCTTCTGCTCCTGTGGTTTCGGTTGCTGTTTCATCAAATCTTTCATCAGGCGGATAAAGGCATCATCCGACCATTCGCGAACGGGAGTTGTCATTGCGGCCTCCGGTACCAGGGCATGCTCACTGCCTGCTTCATCTGCTGATTGGCCTGCAACCACATCCCGGCGTCACCGAGGAATCGGGCAATAACCGCTTTGCTCTGCGCTGCCCGCAAAGCGTTGTGATTTACATGTGGCATAACGCCTCCAGTTGTTTGCGAGCCGCACGGATAAGGCGGCGAAAGCGTTTGGATAATTCGGATTCAGTCGGGTAATAGGCGGACATGATGCCGCCACCCGATAGCGATAATTGCATCATGGTGGGATTCCTTACGGTTAAGTGGGCATAGCGAAAAGGCCGCGCTAATAAGCAGCCTTGTTGATATGCGGGAATGAAAAAGCCGCGCTCAGGCGGCCTTTGTTAATTAGGAATTACTACGATGACTGTATTAACCATCGTTCCAGATGATTTGAATGAACCTTCAGGAAGCTCTTCTATGTGACCGTCTCGCTCATCAATGAGTTGGCGGAAGTCAGTTGTAATCTTGTTGTTTCTAAACGTCACGGATGAAGCCATAACCGATACCAGCAGTCCGCCAGGCTTAAGGAATTTAAGTGCGTGAGAAACGTGCTTGATGTCAGCCTGTCGTCCGAAAGGAGGATTCATGACCACGCGGTCATAAACCGGATCAGGCTCGACAGTGAGGAAGTCAGTCGGTTTACCGATACCTGAAAGTGGGAGATTGAGTCCCTGAAGTATTTCGTTGTTCGCTGGCATCAATTCATACATATCGATCATCACATCTGCTGCTGCGCTGTGTGCTGCTTTAGCAATAGCACCTTGTCCCGCGCTAGGCTCAAGAACGCGCATCCCATCCCGGATATCCGCTAAGTGAATAACATGCCTTACAACGTCAGGCGGAGTAGGGAAGAATTCAAAATCATCCTTCGGTACTACGACGTCACCGGTAAGAATAATTTGCTCGATGCGGTCTGAGGCATCCGTATCGAAAATGTGAGCTTTGGCTTTGCGATTCCATTTCCCTCCAGCGGCCTCTAACACTTTATTGGTTCTTGTATAGAGGTTTCGGTCAAGCTGTCCTTTAAGGAAGATTTGCGGGCCATCACACTCCGCCGCGCTCAATACGTTCAGGACTTCATTATCTACTCGCATTAGATGATCTCCAGGCGAAAAAAAGCCCCGACTAGCGGGGCGAACAGACAACAAGGGTTATTTCTCCATTTAACCAGAACAGGTCTTCGTCTCCTGTCTTGGTTTTGATGCGGATTGCATCAGATAACCGACCTATGGGATCGGCTATCGGCTGCTATTCAGCGGGCGGCGCGGGGAGTGGCATCCAGTGGGTTGGAGGGCCAGGTTCTTCTGCCATCTCAGATGTTACACACCACCAATCATCCTCAATAATATGAGCACAGAATGTTTGCTTGCCGTCGCTAGCTATCACATCGACAAATGATTCAGGCATCCGCTCGCTACATTTAATCCACTCCATTCACTCCTCCTCGCCGATGGCTTTAGCTATTGCTGCGCGGGCTTTGTTGATTGCCCCATACCACTCCGGGTATGAGACGAGCCTGCCTTCTTGCATCGCCTTAACTGACAGTTGAAGCGCTTCGAGAAGGTCAGGGGTCGCAGCTATCAGTCGCTTATTCGCGTCGCTGAAATCCCAATCTCCACCGCCAACGATGTTTTTTTCGTTGCACAGCACTTTCCCTTCCCATTTCCACGGGCCCTGACTGTATTTCATATCTCACCTCAGATAAGTGGCTTGCTGCCAAAAAGAAAGGCCGACTATGCGGCCTTATTCATCGTAACTCAGCCCTTTGCTTTCATATTCGTCGCCATAATCAGCGAGCTTCTCTTCAATCAACTTCCGTAACGCAGCCTTACCGTGACGCATAACACCGAAGTGAATGACGTTTCTGATTAATGCATCAGCATTGTTTTCACCCGCAAGATTTTCCTTAGGGATGTTAATCGTTGAACTTCCAACAATGGTGTCAATCTTCAATGTGCATTTACCTGAAAGCTGAACTTGCTTGGCCATGTCTCACCTCAAATTAACGGAATCGATTTGCCGCGCATTTTCTGGTGCGCGTTCATCAAGTGGGTAGGGTGGTTAACCGGCTTCTTGTATGCCGGGTTACGCTTGCGTTCGGTTACTTCCGGATTGTTGTCGCGGAGAGCTACGAGCGAAGTGGCTCGGTCTGCTCTGACGCAACCAGAGAGCTTCTGTTCGATTCGGCGTGCAAGAGAAGCGTCTTGCTGTGCCTGTTCAATCTTGGCGGCCCTGCGCGCTTTATAGCGGCTCTTGGCAGTGCCTTTTGCTTCTTTCCAGATGATGGTTGCCATGCTGACCTCCGGTTATTGGCTTTGGTGGTGGAGGTGGGTATCGAACCCACGACTTCAGGACATGTTTTCTATGCGCAACCTGATGCTTCTCCTGCGGTAGCTATCCGGCTTTCAAGCTTCTCCACCACCAAAGCCAACTTCTCTCTGGTCTCAACGGTTAGGTTGAGAGTTCATCGATGTTAAAGAGCGATGCCAATCTGTTCCGTTTGGCTACCAGCGTCCTGCTGTTGGACTAAAGATACAGATAAAACTGTAATATCGTCAACAGATAAAACTGTAAAATTTGTGGATTGAAACAGATGTGGTTGTTTTTGAAGGTAAAAAAATTTGCTGAGGTTTCATGCTCGTACTGGTTGTGTAGAATTAACTCACTCAGGTCTCAAAGGTTCAGCATGTTATGGATATCAATGAGTGGTTAGAAAAACTACGTTGGCTGTCGGCAGACCAGAAGGTGCAGGTGCATTTTGAATTGCAAGAGCAGATTAAGGCGCATTACAAGCTGAGGGCTGAGGGCGATCATCTTGAAAGAGCGATACAACTGTGCGAACAGTCAGTAGCATTCGCGCCGCTGGCTTTTAAGGCTTTGAAACAAAAGTGGGAAAGCGATTTCCCTGGGCAGGAGTTCTTTGTTCCAGCTCACCACGGATACCGACAGCTAATAACGATTATGAAGAAGCGAAAGGATATGAGTAGGGTAAAAGAGCTTCAGGCTAAGCGAGATGCCGAGGGGTGGGCTGAATAGGCAATAAAAAACCCGGCGCGGTGGCCGGGTTAGTGTTTGCGGATTTTAAGATACACACGCTTTGGATGTGATGGGCATGATAATTTATTTTTTCTTAGGCGCAGGGGTTTCATTTGCGCCTTTAGTACGCCGCCCCATAACGAACACGCTAGTCAGCGCAACCAGTTCAACACCAAGTAGCCCAGTAGCCCACCCGTATGCTTCTTTTTGAATCATTTCATATGCAATATATGCGAATACGAAGACGCAAATTAGGCCAAATATCTGCCCAATACGATCGCGCCAAATTGCCCCGGATTGACCTTTACTCATGTGTTTGTGCCGGTGGGATTGCTCAGCCTTTGCCATCTCAAGAATTTCACGCGCAAAGCCAGGAGAGACCTTCTCATATCTTGCTAATTCGTCTGGGTCAGGTAGGGGGCCTGAACGGGTGTGGGTAGTGACTTGCATCATTATACCCGCCGTATCAGGCCGGTTCATTAGACGCTCAATAACTTGCGGATTTTTTACAACCTCATTAACTAAGAGCTCAGTTTTTCCATCCTGAGCTCTACTACCAAATTGTGTTGGCTGGTTAGCGAGTTTGCTGGGAGTGCCTATCGTGGGCTTTCTTGATGATTTTTTTCTGCTCATTATTGGTAACAGCCTCTCGCAAGTAGCCGCCTACATTCTTCCAATCTGAAGAGATTGATTCTAGGTCGGAGGAAGATGAACGATACTCGCTGTAGCTGCTTGCTGGGCAGAGATCAAGGATAGAGCCCATAGCACTAAAAAAACGCATAGTAGCTTCTTTCATGGGAGTGTCCTCACGTGTGACTGACTCATATTTGAGTAATTGAAGTTTACGCAAAAACGTAGCTTCAGCAAGCAGCACAGCACAAAAAGTACTGCATCATGTTGTCTACAAGACAACTTATCGGACAAAACCCAGCGATCTTTATGGCGCTCTCACCCAAACTTCTCTTCAGGCCACTGGCCTTAACTACCTTAACTATGATGCTGACTATCTCTTCCGGCGATAAATCCGGTGCTCAACCATCGTCCCTATAATCTGGATGTGGCGATCAATGCTTCGCATTACAGGATAATCGTCGTTAAGCGGTATCAATTCAAAGTGCTGCCTGCCATCTTCTGCAAGAGTGGTTGGGCGGTATTTCTTGAATGTGGCTTCGTGTTCGCCATTTTTCGCAACCACAAACTCCCCAGGCGCTGGTTCGATTTCCGGGTCCACGATTATCACATCACCAGCCTTAAAATCAGGCTCCATAGAATCGCCAACAATCTTTAGAGCAAAAGTGTATTGCGACCAGTCCATGTCAGTCATGACGTACTCGCATGAGCCATCAAGGGCCTCTATTGGGCCTTTAGTTGCCATTTCGCCAGCTTGTACATAGCTGATCAATGGAATCCTCCTTGTGTTCACCTCGCTAACAGGCTGGAAGTTGCCACCATTAACCAGCCATGAGGGGTCACAGCGAAGAGATTCAGCAATACCAACAATGTTCCGGGGCTTTAATGTCTTTCCTTCCTCAATACTCGCCCAAGACTGCTGCCTGATTCCAGCTTTTTCTGCTGCTTCAGTTTGCGTCAAACCCAGCTCGATTCTTCTTTGTTTTACCCGTTCTGCAAGGCTCATAGCTTCCTCTCCATTTCCTCACATCGTCACAGTTAAAGCTGTATTTGACAAACAGAACTAACTGTTAGACAATACAGATAAAACTGTGGAGGTGAGTAATGAATACAATTTCCGAACGCCTCAAACAGAAGCGCATGGAGTTGAATCTGACACAGGCGCAATTAGCTGAGAAAGCTGGGATGAAGCAGCAATCAATACAGCAAATTGAAGCAGGTTCTACGCAACGTCCGCGCTTCCTGTTTGAGCTTGCCGCAGCTCTCCAGTGCGACCCGCTCTGGTTACTGTACGGCAAGAAACGCGGCTCCAGGGCCGCCTAAGTAGTACCCGCTCTTTAACAGTTCTGGTCGCTCACCTCTAACCGGGTAAGCAAAAACAAAGTGGCAGACCCCACGGTCTGCGCACGTATCTAAACCACAAAGGAAGAATACCGAATGGAACTTACAAGCACACGCAAGAGAGCCAACGCAATTACCAGCAACATTTTCAACCGCATTGCTATTCGCGGTCAGCGAAATATCGCATCACAGCTGGGCGTTGATGAGTCGCAAATTACCCGTTGGAAATCCAGCATGATCCCGAAGATGTCGATGCTGTTGGCAATTCTGGAATGGGGAGTTGAAGACGAGGAATTATCAAATCTTGCAAAGCAGGTAGCACTGCTTCTCACAAAAGATAAAGCCCCAAGCGCTGGAACGCTTGAGGCTTAGCAAACTGTGTTACGCCAACACAATCAACAGGAGACATTTTAATGCGAAAACGCAGGAAGTACCAGGAAAAAGAAGAGATTCGGCACCCTGAATCACCTGACGGGTTGGTTGTAGCGGCAGCCAATAACAGATCGTTCGCTGAACGGTTCATTGGTGTTTATCGACTGGCTAAGGCAGGAGTGAAGAATGGGCGTCGTTAAATTAGCAGACTACCGGCAGCAAGAAAGCCGCGTAAACCAGCAGGAGGCAGCCGGTATGGGGTTTGTCTCTATACACCGCCAGTTTATGGATAGCCGACTCTACAAGGACTCTCAGGCCGTGCATCTTTGGGTGCATCTCATCCTCAAGGCAAACCATGAGGATGCCGTCGTAAACACCGATGTTGGACCGGTCACCGTTGAGCGCGGGCAGATGATTACAGGCCGCCCGACACTGGTCAGCGAAACGTTCATTCCCGACAACAAAGTAAAAAGCCTCCTGCGCAGTTTTGAGGCTAAAGGGATGATTACCGTCACGGCGATGCAGAAGAAATTCAGCCTCATTACCATCGTTAAATACGACGATTTTCAGGCTCAAAATTGTCCAACGAATGTCCAAGGCTTGTCCAACGCAAACACCAGTAAAAATGCGGCTCTCAGAGCTGTTTGTCCAAGCGATGTCCAACGTTTGTCCATAAACAATAATATAAATAATAACTCATTACCTAAAGGTAATGAGTGTGTCGCAAACGAGCCTGAAGAACAGAATCAAAAGCCCGTCGTGCAGAAGCCAAAAATTTCCTGCGAAGAAGTCTGGCAATGCCTGAAAGATGAATTGCCAGAAGCCAGGGGGTGGAGATGCCTCACTGATGAGCGTCGTAACCTCATCCGCACCTTCTGGGGCAAGGCGAACAAGATCGCCCGCAATCTGGATGGCAAGCCTCTCGACATGGAAGGCTTCAGGGGATACCTGAAATACATCAGCGAAAACTGCCGCTGGATGCTGGAAGACCGGCCTGACCAGAAGACCGGCAGGACATGGCGTCGCATGAAATTTGACAGCTTCCTGAACTCGAAGCTCTACATCGAAGTGCGTGAGGGTGATCGCGATGACCGATGACATCAAAACCCTGCCATGTAACTACGAGGCTGAACAGGCCGTTCTGGGCTCAGTGATGGTCGCCCCGGACAGCGACAACGTCCAGAAGGTGCTGGGATTCCTGAATGCGGACATGTTCTACAGCAGGCAGCACGGCAGAATCTTCGCAGCGTTGCAGGGGCTGAACGCCAAAGGCAAAGCGCTGGATATGCTGACGCTTTCAGACGCTCTGGAAATGCAGGGAGAGCTTGAACAGGTAGGCGGCTTTGCTTATCTGGCAGACATTTCCCGCAACACGCCAAGCGCCGCTAACGTCATGCACTACGCCAATGTCGTGAAGGACAAATCGACAGAGCGCATGGCAATCGAGCAGGCTACGCAGATGCTTGAGGTGCTCTACTCGCGCTCAGGGATGACGACTGCGCAGAAGCTGGAAGCCGTTCAGGCGCTGGCGATGAAGGTCGATGACAAAGCCAAAAACGGCAATCATCGCGGCCTGATGACGTTCAGGGACGCGTTCAACAAATGGACTTATCAGGTCGGTGAGCGACTGGAAGGAAACCCGTCATCGGTAGGCCTGACGTCCGGGATTGAAGCGCTGGACGAAATGCTGGAGCCCAAGCGAATCGTGCGCGGCTCTCTTTTCGTTGTCGGCGCGCGGCCAAAGATGGGTAAGACCACCGTCTACCAGAAAATGGCTATTCACTGCGCACTGGTAGAAAACCTGCCAACCCTCGCATTCAGCCTCGAAATGCCGACCGAGCAGCTGGTAGAGCGAATCATCTCGCAGCACTCCCGCGTGAATTCGGATGTGTTTTACCAGAACGGCTACAACGAAAACCAGTTCGCCCAGGCACTCGCCATGGGTACGCAGATTGCCGACAGCAACAACCTGTACATCGACGACACTCCGGGACTGTCTCTGGCTCACATCATATCCGAGTCGCGCCGCATCAAGCGCGAGCGCGGCGAGGTGGGGATGGTTCTTGTCGATTACCTGACACTCATGGCTGCCGAGAAGGCTGATACCGAGGCGCAGGCTTACGGCATCATCACCAAAGGTCTAAAGGTACTGGCTAAAGAGCTTAACTGCGTTGTAGTGCTTCTGGCGCAGCTTAACCGCGGCTCAGAGGCTCGCGCCAATAAGCGACCGCTGCCGAGTGACTCGCGCTCTACCGGACAGATTGAGCAGGACTGTGACTACTGGCTCGGCATCTATCGCGAATCGGAGGATGATGACACGGTTAATCCGGCAGAAACAGAGCTGCTTTTGCGACTCAACCGTCACGGAAACACAGGCACCGTTTATGTTGAGCAGCGCAACGGCATTCTTTACGACATCGACCAGCAAGAGGCGCGTTTCCGCAGGGAAGAGCGCGAACGCAAACCGAATAAGAAAGGGGGATTTTGATGAGCACTATTAGCAATGAGCGTTTAGAAGAGCTGGCAAACGGAGATATGGAGGTCTGGAATTCGGAGAGCCAGTCAATGGCCCGCGAGCTTCTGGCGCTGCGCAAAGAGCGGGAGAAGGCGGAGCCTGTTGTTTGCCAAAAATGCGGCAACACTGGTTTAGCAGATAGCGGCGGGGTGCAGCCATGGGGAGAGCCAATTCTCATTGAATGTGATTGCACAGCACCGCCCGCGCCTAGTATTGCTGATGACTCTCTGCCGTATGACCCACAGATTGCTGAGTATGAGCAAATGATGGAAGCCGAGCTGAAAGCTGCGGCAAGCACAGCATATAAGGTAAAAAGCGAATTGAGCCAGATGGCAGAGAAACTGGTACGCGATACGACAGCGCTGGCCGCAACTTTGAGCGCAGAAACCGAAACCACCGCGCAGCAGTTCGAATCGCTGGCAGGTAAGGCGGTTGTACCGGAGGGATGGAAACTGGTGCCGATTGAGCCGACTGATGCGATGTGCGACATCGGGCACATTGGAGTCGATGTTCTGACCGGCGTCACCGACGATAACGAATATTATTCCATTGATGGACCATACGCTGCAAAGGTATACCGCGCGATGATTGCTGCGGCACCTGAGCCATGCAAATAACCCTCGACGACATAGACACCATCGCCAGGTACATCGGCACCCCTTACCTCCTAAGCATCGAAACACTCACTAAACAATATCTCAATTCCAGCCTGCTAATTGCTCTTGAGGCCATTAGTCGCGCGAGGTATTGAGCGGAGCAATCCCATGAAAACGATACGAGCCAAAATTCTCGCCATCATGAATGTCGGGATGGTTTTAACCACGAACGAAATATCCAGACGGACAGGAAACACGCTCGAAGCAGTTCGCGTCGTACTCAACCGCATGCAGAAAGACGGCGAGCTAACCGGAACAAGCCAGAAGCCCCGGCGCTGGCGTCTGGTCGACTCCGTTAACCACAGAGCCGAGCTAATCCGCTGCGTGAAAGAGTTCGGCGCGTTAACGGCAATTCAGGCCAGCGAAATTACAGGCCTTTCTCCCGTGTACTGCATCAACACCATGCGGGTGCTGGAGATGAACGGCGAGCTCACACGGAAGTATGTCCACACCGAGCTATCAGATGGCCGCAAGACACGCTGCTACGAGTATTACCCGGCACCTGAACGCAAGCCGATTAACCAGGCTGCGCCGATAAGCCCCTTCGCTAAACTCATCACCTCACGAATCGGAGCCTGATATGAGTATCATAATGCTGGTCTTCATAGGCATGTGCTTCATGTTCGCGGCCATTGTTAAACAGGATGGCCTGATGTTCACAGACGCGCTGATTCTGCTGTGCAGTGCATTCGTATTGGCTAAAGAGGAGAAGCGCCGTGGATAAGAGCAGAGAGCAGTTTGAGGCTGAGATAAGCAAAAAGTTTGGCGACCTTATCGACCAACGTGTTTGCAAGAACAGTGATGGCGATTATATGGCGTGGGATATGCAGGTCGCATGGTGGGCATGGCAGGCATCACGTGCAGCGGTGGAGATTGAGCTACCACCAAAGTTTGGGGAGCATCAGCAACAGCTGGAGGGAAATGGATGGAATTGGATGAGGAGTCATTCCGTTAATGCTATCCGCGCCGCCGGTCTCAAGGTTAAGGGGGAGTGATGAGCGAAGTTAAAAGGTTACCAGTACAGACTAAGCGACCTCAGGCTGGAGAATTAGCGAAGAGAATTCACGATTTGGTCATGGAATATACTGGAGATATAGGGCTATCTGAGGCGGTTGGCGCTCTGGAATGCGTAAAGTTCGGCCTTATGAGCGGTAACTTGCATGACATAGTTGCAGAGGAGTAGCTATGAGATGAAACAAACAATATTCCTTCGAAGTAAGCAGCATCAGCAGTCAGCAATAAACACCATCCTTGCCTCTCCCATCAACACCGACCGCCCGGTCACAATCAGAATCACCGACTACAAGCGCAACCTTGACCAGAACGCGAAATTTCACGCGCTCCTGGCGGATATCGCTGCGCAGGTTCAGTGGTGCGGAAAATGGCTGCGTCCGGAGCAATGGAAGGTGCTGCTAATTAGCGGTCACGCCGTGGCGACAAAGCAAGAGGCGGAGGTGGTGCCAGGTCTTGAGGGTGAATACGTAAACATCCGCGAGAGCAGCGCTGAGATGAGCGTAAAGCGCATGTCGAGCCTCATCGATTACACGATAGCGTGGGCGACCGGGCAGGGCGTCAGATTCACTGACAGGAGGTATATGTGAGACGACAGCGACGAAGTATCACCGACATAGTCTGCGAAAACTGCATCTACCGCGTTACCCACCGAAAGAAACGAAAGCCAGAAGTATCCCCGTCCGACATACCTTCATTCCACTACACCGCGCACCTAACCGACATCCGTTGGTTGCGTAGTCGCGCCAGGAGGAAACATGCTTAGCCCCATCCAAACCCAAGCATACGAGCAGCAGAGCATAGCCAGAGCTCTCTGCGCAGGATGCAGCAAGCAACTGGAGCCGGATGAAACGCACTGCTGTGAAGAGTGCGTAGCGCAGGCTATCTACTATCGAGACCCGAATCATTTTGTGGCGGAGGATGAAGATGAAGAAAACTCATCGTCGGCGTTGTAAAAACGAAGAGTGCAGAGAGTGGTTCCACCCGACATTCGCCAATCAGTGGTGGTGCGGACCGGAATGCGGCGCAAAGATAGCGCTTGAGCGACGAAGCAGGGAGCGCGACAAAGCACTCAAAGCAGCAGAGAAGAAACGACGAAGAGAAGAACAGCAGCAGAAAGACAGACTCAAGATTCGAAAGCTCGCCTTAAAGCCCCGCAGTTACTGGATTAAACAAGCCCAACAAGCCGTAAACGCCTTCATCAGAGAAAGAGACCGCGACCTTCCCTGCGTTTCGTGTGGAACGATGAGCGCCGCTCAATGGGACGCTGGCCATTATCGAACAACGGCCTCCGCCCCACAGCTAAGGTTCGACCCTCGCCAAATCTGGAAGCAATGCCAGGTATGCAATCAGCACAAGAGCGGAAACATCGTCCCATATCGTGCTGAGTTGATCCGGCGCATCGGCATCGAGCAAGTCGAAGACATTGAGTCCAACCACAACCGCCACCGCTGGACTATCGAAGAGTGCAAGGCGATTAAGGCGGAGTATCAGCAGAAGCTTAAAGACCTGCGCAATTCGCGCGAGGAGGCCGCATGAGCAAAATCCAGTACCCAATGACCACAGCCGCTGTGTTCGACGACGTCGTTTATCCAGTCAGTTTCAGCGGCCCCGAATCAATCCGCCAGGAAATCGACGGCGCAGTTAACTGGTTCTGCCGGTGGTGCAATGAAGAGCGCGCGGTCGTCCGGTCAAAGATGCTGGTCAGTTGCTGGGGCGCATACCTGAATCATGACCAAGTTATGTCGGAGGCTGCATGAGCGAAGTAAGCAGAGAGGTCTGTGAGGAATATCTCGATGCCCTGGTCACCCTGGAGTTGGCCGCAAAGCTGGCGCAGAAAGACGGACGCAAAATCAACTCGACTATCAGAGCAACGGTGAACGCCTTACTTCCACGACTCAGCGACCGGAAAGTCAGGGGCATATTCACTGGACTGGCGCGCCAGCCATTCCCGGACGGCGCGCTGAAGATGCTACGCAGGCAGCTCGATTCAATGGTGGGGGAGCCAGTATGAGCACAGTAACCCATATCTCATCAGCTCAGCAGCGCCAGAAGGATAAGGAGATGCTAGAGGCTATCGAGTGGCAGCTTAACAACGTTCACGAGACGGAGAAGCGTCTGATGGAAATGCGTCGGGAGCTGGTAAATCGGCTCGGCATCAACAAACCAGAGGGAGGCGATGCAGCATGACGGTACGCGAATTAAGCCTTACCAAAGAGCAGCACGACTGGATTAACGGATGGCTGGAGCTATGGGGCGCATGGGTTTATTCAGGTCGACTGGAAAAGCGCATGAGCAGCGTTATCGCCAAGTTCATGGAGAGCGTAGAGCCGGGAAGAATTATGACAAGGCCAATGTGCAACGATGATGATGGAATGTTGATTTCTCAGGTCGTCGATTCCGTCATGCGCATTGATAAAAAGGCTTTTGGTATTCTTCTCAGCTACTACGCTCATGGGTCATCTAAATACTCCATATCATCCTACTATCACAAGGTCGCAAGTCCCCGCAAAATGATGCGGCGCGGTGGAGAGCGCCTGGCAAAACCGTCACTGGCTACCTGCCGACGTGAAGTGGACGATATCCTGAAAGCGTCACTGTTCATTTTGTACAATCCGCTCGAACATGCTTTTAAAACTCGCAAACGTGTAGAGAAAGTGAAGCGAGTCGCATAAAACGTGTTGACATCATTGAGCAAATGAGCAATGATATTCGCATAAGCTGCCGTTAGTGACTCTTAAGTTACCTCGGCAGCTTTTTTATTTTCACAACAGGTAAGAGCATTGAGTCGATAATCGTGAAGAGTCGGCGAGCCTGGTTAGTCAGTGATCTTTCCTGTTGTGGTGAATGCGCAGGCTGATGCGCTATAGCTGTATATCTCTATGTGGGGTCATCGTAAGCGGGTCACGGAAACCACTGAGGAGTTGCGACCTCGGTAATAAATCGCGATATACAGGAAACGCTATGACCGGAGATCAGCACCGGCCACCACACATATTCAGACGGCAGAAAAGAAAATCCCCGCCGAAGCGGGGAACATCTTAACCTGGTGGGTTATGGGACATCTCTTCGAGGACTGTACATCTTCCCGTTGAGCACTATGCACCCCATGCTAATCCACTTAGTGACCTGTTGAGGTAGCACTCCACACGCTAAGGCGAAATCAGCCTGGCTCGGGAAGTTCTTCTCAATGTACTCTTTGATCGGCATAGTCGCAGATCAAAACTCAGCGAAACATTTTTCGACGAAGCGTTCGCTTTCTTCGTCAACTGAGATTGCTTCATCAAACGCCACGTCATAACCGAGAGACTCGGCCTTGCGTTGAACGAAAGCGAAAAACTCTTTTGCTTCTTCTTTGCTCATGTCGAAACGTGAATCCGGTGCGTAGGTGTTAATGGTGATAGTTGTCATAGCATTCGCTCCTGTTTAGATGGGTAGATAATAAACCAAAACGGTTTATATGTTATGACATGCATCACAATATCCATACAAACCTTAAGGCTCGCTTCGGCGGGCCTTTTTCGTATTAGGCCACAGGCAATCAATCACAGATGAACCCTCACATCCTTTGCCTCGCTGACCTTTCCTAACTACACCACAGCACTTCCCCTGATGGAGAGGTGTGAGATGTCACATATGAGCAAATTAGCTTCTGGCGCAGCTTATGGCGCATCTGCCGGGACGGTGGCTAATGGGTTGCTAACCCGGCTAAGTCCTGATGAGTGGAGCGCAGTAGGCGTTATCGCCGGTATTGTCGTGGCGCTACTGACGTTCGGTATCAACTGGTATTACAAACGCAAAACCACGCTGGCGCAGATTCAGGCGTTCGAGCGATGGCCTTCCGCAGCCGGGCAGTTATCAAAGGAGGACTAACGATGGCTATCCCCTCCTCACTGAGAAATAAACTGATTGCCGCAGCGGGTGCAGGTTCGATGGTCATCGCCACGATATTCATCGGTGGCAAGGATGGCGTAGAGGGTCGCAAGTATCAGGCTTACAAAGATGTCGCTGGCGTCTGGACTGTCTGCGACGGCCACACTGGCAACGACATCATTCGCGGTAAGACCTACACCGACAAAGAATGTGACCGGCTTTTGTGGAAAGACCTGCAGCCGGCTAAAGCGACAGTAGACAAGCTGGTCAAGGTTCCGCTGAACGAATACCAGCGCGCCTCGCTATACAGCTTCGTGTTCAACGTAGGCAGTGATGCGTTCGCTAAGTCGACTCTTCTTCGCAAGCTCAACAAGGGCGACAAGGAAGGGGCGTGTGAAGAAATGCGCCGCTGGGTATACGCAGGCGGTATGAAGTGGAAGGGATTGCAGAACCGGCGGGAGATGGAGCGCTCTATGTGCCTGGCGGAAAGTGAAAATGACCTTTAACTGGAAGCTCATCCTCTTCGCCACAATGAGTTTGCTGCTGGCAATCGCTATTGTCATCGCCAGTCATTACCGGACGGCGCTCACAAAAACAGAGGCATCTTTAACCAAAGTTAATCGTGAATTAAATCTGGCTAAAGACACCATCAGCGACATGCAGACTCGCCAGCGCGATGTGGCCGCGCTCGACGCAAAATACACACAGGAGCTTGCAGATGCTCAGGCGACTATCGATCAGCTGCATGATGACGTTGCTTCTGGCAAGCGTCGGTTGCAGCTCCACGCGACCTGTACGAAGCAATCCGCCTCCGGCACCGCCAGCCTGGATGATGCAGCCAGCCCCGGACTTACTGACTCCGCTGAACGGGATTATTTCACCCTCAGGGAGCGGATCGAGACCGTGACCAGGCAGTTGAGCGGATTGCAGGCGTATGTTCGGGAGCAGTGTTTGAGATAAAAAAAAGCCCCATGGCTGGGGCGACGACAGGATAGATATTTTCTCTTTTTATAATTATTAACGCAGCGTTGACTTGTTTTCCCTGATGCTTTTTCTCGCAAGACATTCCTGTCTGTATGGTCTTCATCCCTGCGACTCACAGACCTTGTTTGTAGGAGCCACTCCACCAACAAGATGGAAATAATCCTGGCCGATATATTCAGCTTAACAAGCGGCAGGCATCTTTTATAGGAATAGTCCGGGGATAATTGTACGGTGAGCGACCTGATGTACAGATAGGCAAGCCGTTATATAGAAGCGTTCTCAAAACATAGTGAACCACTAAACATCACAAGGCGCATTTGCGAGTGCGCCTGATGATGAACATCTCAGGCATTGAGCGACGGTTAGCACGCCGCGATTACTCCCTAAGGCGCGAGTTAAAATCGCTTCACTGGGACTAATCCTAGATGTAATGTGTAACCTCTACTTATGAAAAGGAGGTTGTCATGTTAGAAAAATATCTTTTAGTTGGCGGGATGAATACCACTCCACAGCAAAAAAGAGTGGCAGTTGTCGAGGCGGCTCTTGAAATTGCCAAGGCTTCGGTTGGTCAAGCCAATGCAGCGCCTCACTCAAGAACAGAAGATGACTTGAAGCATGTGGCAAAAGAAATAAGTAATCTTGCTGATGCCATAGAAAAGGCGCTGCAAGTTAAGTGAACCAAGCCGCCTTCGGGCGGTTTTTTATTGGGGCAAACATGGCTGACATCTACCGCATCACAGTCAAAACCAAAACAGGCGAAACGCATGAAGGTCTGATGAAGCGATCTCAGCCCGAGATTATTAACGGCTTCATCGGCATTGCTCGCGAAGACGGCTCATGGGTATACCTGGCACCTGATAATGTGCAGGAAATGGAATACGTGCCCGAGCCGGATAAAGACGAACAAACATCGTAAGGAATGATTATGGCGACCGAATCAAAAACTGGCCGCCAAATAGCATAGCTATATATTACTCACGCTGAATCTTTTCCCATTCAGCCCTGTACCGTTCTTTTTCGTCAACGCAGGAAGGACACAAAAGTCCTCCATAATACATTTCATTTTCAACAGCGCTTTCTAACTCATCGCCCTCAAGAAGTGCCTGACAATCATTATGATGTCCGCCAGGGTTAGTAACCCCATCACACTTCTCGGTTAAAAACGGTTCCAAAACGGCCTTTTGCTTTGCAGATAGGCTGTCGTAACCATGATCAACCGCTCTCTGGGCTATGCCGGTAACCATCGTATTTTGATTATGAAAACGATCATGTTGCAGCATCGCATCAAGAAGTGATTCTGTAGACATGAAAACTCCTTTTAACTAGGAAGAATCATGGCACTCACAGACAAGCAAGAAATGTTCTGTCGCGAGTACCTCATCGATTTGAACGCTACGCAAGCGGCTATTCGGGCGGGGTACAGCGAAAAGACCGCCAATGAACAAGGCTCGCAAAACTTAGCGAAACTTAACATCCAGTCCAGAATCTCCGAACTGAAAGCAGAGCGCAATGATCGAGTCGAGGTTGATGCTGATTATGTGCTGAAACGCTTATTTGACATCGACCAGATGGACGTTGCTGACATCCTACTGGCTAACGGGGAAATCAAGCCGATTAAGGACTGGCCGAAGGTATGGCGCACAACACTTTCTGGAATTGACGTCATCGAGATGGCTGCCGCCGATAGTGCTGCCTTACTGAAGAAGATTAAGTGGCCTGACAAGGTTAAGAACCTTGAGCTTCTCGGCAAACACATTAGCGTGATGGCTTTCAAAGAGCAGGCCGCTCACGAGCATACCGGTAAGAACGGCGGCCCGATTGAAGTGGCCGCGCTAACGAAAGATGAATACAAAGCTGCCCGGCGGGAGATGTTGGAGGATGACGACTGCTGAGCAAAAGAACTATGCACGCCGGATAGAGTGCGAAGAGGACGGGCTATACTTTGCTCGCTACTTTTTCAAGCAGCGCACTGGCGGCAAGATGATAGTGGCACCTCATCACAAGGTGATTCAGCAAACGCTGGACAGAGTGATAGATGGCGAAATTAATCGGCTGATCATCAACGTTCCACCTGGCTACACGAAAACAGAACTGGCAACCATCAACATGATGGGGCGTGGGCTGGCGCTGAATAAGCGAGCCCGGTTCATGCACCTGTCCTACTCGCACAACCTCGCGCTTCTGAACTCATCCACTGCCCGCAGCATGATTAAGTCCCAAGCCTACCAGGCTATGTGGCCGATGGAGCTGCGCGACGATGCCGATAGTAAGGCGATGTGGTGGACTGAATATGGCGGCGGTGTGTATGCCTCATCGTCAGCAGGACAGGTAACTGGCTTCCGTGCCGGGCATATGGAACCTGGCTGGCAGGGCGCGCTGATTATTGATGACCCCGTTAAGCCCGATGACGCCTATTCCGAAACGGTTCGTGACGGCGTAAACAGCCGCTTCAACGAGACGATTAAATCTCGTCTGGCTATCGAAACCACGCCGATGATAGTCATCATGCAGCGCATCCACTACCACGACCTGAGCGGCTATCTGCTGCGAGGTGGGAGTGGTGAAATGTGGCACCATCTGAACCTTCCGGTAATCATCGACAACAGCCGCTCTTATCAGGAGCAGTACCCGGACAACAGTCACGCCATACCGATTGAGCACGGCTTGCCTGATGGCTGGCTATGGCCGTTCAAGCACAACGAGAGCCACCGAACAGCGCTGTTCTCTCATCGCCGGACTGCCGAAGCGCAGTACATGCAGAACCCTCGCAGGTTCAACGCAGAGGGTGCACTGTGGACAGAGCAGATGATTGCAGCAGCACGCGCCATGAACATCACCGAGCAGCTATCCAGAACGGTTATCGCTATCGACCCGCAAGCCACCAACAGCGAAGAGAGCGATGAAACGGGGATTGTGGCCGCAAGCTCATATGGGGCTGGCGATAAGCGACAGTATTCAGCCGACGGTGACTACAGTGGCAAATACTCCCCTAACGGTTGGGCAACGCGTGCAATGGATGCTTACAAACAGCATGACGCCGACGCGATTGTTATTGAAACCAACCAGGGTGGCGACATGGCCGAGGACACGCTCCGCAATGCCGGGTTCAAAGACCGAATCATCCGTGTCCATGCGAGCAAGGGTAAATTCGCGCGAGCCGAGCCAATATCAGCGCTGTATGCACAGGGGCGTGTAGCCCATCGCGGTAATCTCTATCAACTTGAAAACCAGCAGATGGAGTACGTGCCAACCACCTCTAAAAAGTCACCCGACCGCCTCGATGCGCTGGTATGGGCGATGACCGAATTAAGCGGCCAGTCTAAAGGCGCAATCTTCTTCTAAGGAGTTCATCAGTGAGTGAACAACAAGGCGAGGTTTCATTCCTCGTGAACGCCCTTGCTGATGCGATAGGGCGGCAACGAATGCTGTACGCCCACGGGCAGAACGGGAACACCAAGCGCACAAAGCTGTGGGATGAGTTCGGATACCCGAGCGAGGTAGGTTTCGACCAGTACTACCGGGCTTATGAGCGCAATGCTGTGGCTCATGCCGCCGTGCACAAGCTGCTGGAATCCTGCTGGGTCGATAATCCCACCATCATCGACGGCGAAGAGAAGGATGAGTCTGGCGAGACCACCGAATGGGAGCGAGCCGTTCAGAAGCTTCTCAAGCGCCATTGGGCGAAGCTGAAAGACGCCGACCGCCGTAACCTTGTGGGGCGCTATTCGGCCCTGTTAATTCAGGTTAAGGATGGCCGAGAATGGAAAGACCCGATCAACGCCGACTACATCAGGTCTCTCGGCACCGAGCGCCTGAAGGCTGTGGTTAAGCTTATCCCGGCATGGGAAGCGCAGATTAAACCAGGTAATTTCGACACTGACACAATGTCGGAATCCTATGGTCAGCCCGTGATGTACAACTTCAATGAGCAGCCAGTCGGCGATGACGGAAATTATGGTCCTGTGCGCAGTGTTCAGGTTCACCCGAGCCGGGTCATCATCCTGTGCGAAGGCGCTGAAGACGAGAATATGCTCTCGGGCATCCCGCTGTTGCGCGCCGGGTACAACAAGCTTCTGGACATTGAGAAAACGTCAGGTGGTAGCGCTGAAGGCTTCCTGAAAAACGCGAGTCGCCAGCTTGGGATTGCGTTCGACAAAGACACAGACATGGCCTCTCTTAAGCAGTCCGCTGTCGACGCTGGATTCAAAGACCTCGGCGAAGCTTTGAATGACAAGATTGCTAGAATGAACCGCGGTACGGATTCGGCACTGGTCATGCAGGCTGGCGCGCCGTCTGTCCTGTCAGTCGCAGCCGCTGACCCGACTCCCACATGGACTGTAGCAGCTAACGAGTTTGCCGCGACGATTCAGTGTCCATTCACCATTCTCTTTGGTCAGCAGACCGGGCGTCTTGCCTCGGATGAGGACAAAACTGATTGGGCGAAGCGCTGCAATGGTCGCCGCTGGGGTTTCATGTCTGACTTCATCACCCGCGTCATTGAGCGCTTCTGGCAGATTGGCGTCATCGACCCGCCGAAATCTGGCGAGGTTACCCTCGCATGGTCTGACCTACTCGCGCCGAGTGAGAAAGAGAAGATCGCAAATATGCAGGCGATGGCAGCCGTGGCCAAAGACACCCAGCAGGCATACGGCACTCCAGCGATTACTGAGAATGAAATCCGTGCTGTCGGTGAGCTTGAGCCAATCAGTGAACCAGAGGAGCCTGCCGGCACCGCGACTACAGACCCGCTGACAGGTGACCCAATTGAACAACCGACAACGACCGGGCAGCCCGATAATTCCGCGCAATAAAGCCGACCCCACGCAGTCCTATCGACAAGTTAACCGGATGTTCCGGGATATCGAGAATCGCTATTACCAGATAAAACTGGCCCTGAAGCAGTTGCTCGATGCTTATCTGGTCGGCAGGGAGCGCAGTGGTAATTCACTGTACGGGTACATCCTGGCGAGAGACGGCAGCAGGCCCGACACGCTCTATCAGGTGAATGCTGGCACCTTCATCTACGATATGTCACCACAGCAACTGTCTGACCTGCTGCTTCGCGTAGAAACGATTCTGGACGATTATCTTCTCGAAGGTGGGAGCAACAACCTCTGGGCGCTTCAGTACGTTTCTGATGAGTATCAGCGCGGTACATTGCAGGCATTCACGAATCTGTCAGCGCAGTCAGTAATCTATGAGCAGTCCACGACGCTCCAGCAGTTGCTAAGCAGTCCGGCGTATCAAAATCAGGTGGCAGCGGCTTATATCTCGACCTACAGCGAATGGCGGGGAATCACTGATGCTGCCCGCGCTGACCTGTCGAACATCGTCGCTGATGCGATAGGCCGGGGCGTTAACCCAAGAGAGACGGCCAGCCTGATTAGCAAGCGCCTGGATGTTTCGATGAGCCGCGCCAAAACGATAGCGCAGACGGAGCAGGTTGGTGCGTTAAGGCGGGCTCAATGGTCAGAAGCAGAATGGTCGAAGGAGCGTCTGGGCCTTAACACAGCGCTGTTGTGGATATCGGCTCTGAAATCGACGACACGCCCTTGGCACGCTGCGCGACACGGTAAGACTTTCACCACGGAAGAAGTGGAGGCTTTCTACGCGCAAAATGGCAACCGTTGGAATTGCTATTGTTCGCAGATTCCGTGCCTTCTTGATGATGACGGCAACCTGTTCAACAAAGGCCTTGCTGAGAAGCTCGAGGAAGAGCGTAAGCGCTGGGTGAAGTGATATTCTAGTGTAAAGACATTAACTGGAGCATCACCATGGCGGTCGGAACATTTGACTTAATGGATTTCTTATCCAAGGCGGGGGTTGGGTTAATAACAGGAGTGGTGGCAGCAATTGTCACAGCTAAAGTTGCTCTTAAGCGCTTCTACCATGAGAAATGGTGGGAGAAAAAACATATAGCATACAACCAACTGGTTGATGACTTAATTGAGCTTAAGTCATTATACGGACAGGCTCATTACTATGCTGAGGAAAAATACAATGCAGGTAAAAATGACAAGCCGCGGGAAGGCCGAACTGTAGATTGGAAAAGATATCATCAATTATTAAGGCAAGTTCAACGCCATTTTGTACTGGCTCCTATCTCGCTAAGTCAAAGCACTAAAGAGCTCTTGAGCCGATTTATAGAAAAGGACGCAGGCATAGAACACAATGTTGCTGTCGATGGATACCCAGAATTTATGGCATATAGTGACATGTCTGGGGAGACTCAAAAAATCATTGATGCCATTGTCATGGATGCTAAAAAAGAACTTAAATTCAGATAATTAATCACCCGATTGAATAAGGTCGCCTCGGCGGCATTATTTATTGCCTGAAATCCACCAATGAGGACGTCACGTGAAGCCGTCCAACTAATTCATGTGGTAAAATAGCGTTGCTGGATAGGGCGGCCACCCGAAAAGCCTTACGCTCAAGGCCTTCCAGCACCATCCTGAGCGAACTAATGGAGCGATTAGTTATGAATGAAATAGATGAATATCTAGCTGTTGATATCACAAGTCCTACAGGTCTAATTTGGATAAAGCGTCCATCCAGAAACGTAAAGGTCGGCGATAACGCCTTCACAACAGTTGTTGGTGGATATTACCGTGGGATATTCAAAAAGCGGCATATTTATGCCCACCGTGTTGTCTATCGGTTATGCCACGGGCACTGGCCCAATGGTGAAATTGACCATGTTGATGGAAACCCAAAAAACAACCATCCCGATAACTTGAGGGATGTTGACCGAAGCACAAACATGCAGAACAAGCATCGTTCAAAAGGCGTAAGTTTCAGGAAGAGAGAAGGGAAGTTTGAGGCCTATATTTGCCAGCCTACTACCAGAAAGAAAATTCACCTGGGATATTTTGATAGCGAGGCTGACGCGAGAAACGCGTATCTGAACGAGAAAACAAAGCTTCATCCTGGATGGATTGAAAAAACAAACTAACCCGCTTCGGCGGGTTTTTTATTGCCATAACAAAATCAGGAGAGGAGATGAAACTCTCAAGCATCCACGTTAAATCCCTCGCCATCAACTCTTCAAACATCTCAACTGAAACCATCGACGGTGACGAGCATATCGTCATTCGTGGCGTCGTGCCTGTCGTGGATGACGTTGTCATGAATGGCGGGTTGTATCCGGCTGAGGAGATTAACAAGAGCTTTAAAACGCTCGAAGGCAACCCGATGCCTTTCGGGCACCCGAAGATTGGCAACGAGCACGTCAGCGCCACCAACCCGCGAGCGGTTAACCAGTTCCACGTCGGCGCATGGGCTGAGAACGTCCGCAAAGACGGCGATCGCGTCGTTATGGACATGAAGGTCAACAAGCGCATCGCGCAGTCCAGCGAGAAGGGTAAGCGCCTTATCGAGCGTCTTGATGAACTGCAGGCCAACTCAAACGCCGAGCCGATTCACGTATCTACCGGGCTTCTTCTGCGCCGCGAGCAGAACAGCGGCAAGTCGAAGGGTAAAAGCTACTCATGGGTCGCCCGCAACATGCAGTTCGACCACGTAGCCATTCTTCTCGACGAGCCCGGAGCCGCAACCCCTGAAGATGGCGTCGGAATCTTCGTTAACGCGGATAACTCCCAACAGGAAGTGAGCGTAGAAAACGCAGACCTCGCGCAGGCATCTAACTGCACCAGGGAAGGGCTGCTTAACAAGACCAAATTCTTCTTTACCAACGCATCAAATTTCTCATTCGACGATATCCAGCGGGCTATTAGCGACAAGCTCCGTGAGGGTCGTGACAACGATGATTGGGTATGGCCGGAAAGCGTATGGCCGGACTCCTTCGTTTATCGGGATGCAGATAAATATTTCAAACAGAAGTACCTCATCGACGATGACGGCAAGGCTCAATTCGTCGGCGAACCTGTAGAAGTCGTGCGCAAACCACCTGAGTACGAAATTAAAACCAACGGAGAAAGAGATCCGATGAAAGACATGATTATCAATGCGCTGAAAGCCGCTGGTAAGCCGACCGAAGGCAAATCAGAAGCTGAGCTGCTGGATGCGTTCAACCAGATGGCTGTTGAGAAAGCAGCTTCTAAAGGTGAGACGCCGGAAGAAAAGGCTGCTCGCGAGAAGAAAGAGGCCGAAGAAAAGGCCGCCAAAGACAAAGCCACCAATAGCGAAGAAGCACCGGCATGGTTTAAGCCGTTTGCCGACAAGCTGAGCTCTATCGAATCCGGCCTGACTGCTAACGCCGACCAGGAAAAAGCGACCAAGCGCGAAGCGGTGAAAGCCAAGTTCAAGCTCGACGATATGGCAGTCAACGCCCTCGACGGCGCAGCTCTGGATGGCCTGTATGCACAGTGCGCTACCACTCGCAGCCTGTCCGGCGCATTCAACCATTCCACCGATAAACCCTTCTCTGAGATGCCGGAGTAATAAAAATGGCTAAAGACGGTAAACACGTAATTCACGCGGGTGGCGTATTCCCGAACCCGCTTCTGAACCGCGAAGGCGGGGCAGCCGCAGCGACTCAGCCGGGCACCATCGGCGTATTCACCAACGGCAAATTCACCGCATCCACCAACGGCGGCGAAAGCGCTGTGCTGTATGTGGCGAACTATGACTATCTGCGCTGCATGGGCGTCGATGACGTCATTCCTGCTAACGAGCTGGTCGTCGGCATTCAGTTACTGCCTGGCATGTTCCTGAACGTTCGCGCTGCTGCCGGCACCTATAACAAAGGCCAGGCACTGGCTATCTCTAACGGTCGCGTCACTTCCGGCGGCACTGCATCCGCAGTCCTGTTCGTGGAAGAAGACAAAGCGACAACTGTTGCTGCAGGCGACCTGCTGCGCGTAGTGGTCAAGTAAGGAGACCGATTAATGTTTGTATATTCCAAATCACTTGGCGAGAAGACTGGCAACCTGGAAGTAAACCAGGCTCAGTTCCGCGCGCTGCAGGCCGAACGTAACGCTACCGCCCAGGCGGTTGCTGATTTTCTGTCTCGCACCCAATGGCGTGGCGCTGCTGAAGATACTCCAACGCTGAACGCCGTTAACGCGGTTGATGACATTCGCCGCCTGTACCGCGCGTACGATACTACTGTGCTGCAGCAGTTCGAGCCGAACACGCAATTTACTCTGCTGAACGACCTGATGCCGCTGTCCCGCTCTGTACGTATCGAGCAATCACGTTACGACTACGCTCGCACCGGTGGACGTGGCTGGGCTCACACCTCCATGTCGGGTCAGATTGGTGCCGCTCTCGATGCGCGTACCTACACATTCGACGGCACGATGGTTCCGATCCACGATTCCGGCTTTAAATTCACCTGGCGCGATCCCATCTTCAACAGCCCGTCAGCACTTCAGTCTCAGGCTGATGCACAGCGCGGTTCTGTAGAGGATGTTCAGCGTAAGTACGTTGATTACATGTGGGATGGCTTCCGCGATGCGGCTGGCAACTATGTGCAATTTGACGGCCTGACCTGGAAGGGTTTCCGCGCCGATGAGCGTGTCGCTCAGGTAACGCTGAACGTAAACATGGCGACCAACACCGATCCGAAAGCAATTCGCGCCGAAGCAATCCGTCTGCGCGATGTGTTGAAGCTGCAGAACTACCAGTACGGCCAGCAGACCTGGTATGTTTCCTCTGAAATCATCTCCAACCTGGAGCAGTATTACAGCGATAACTTCCAGTCTCGCACCGTACTGCAGGAGCTCCTGACCCTGACCGGTATCGCGGCCATTAAAGAAGACGCGAAGCTGCAGGGTAATGAAATCCTGATTGTTCCGCTGCAGGCTGGCGTAGTTGCTCCGATTGTAGGCCAGGCCATCGGCACCGTTGCCGACCCGCGTCCGTTCTACAACAGCGATTACATCTGGCGCACCTGGGGCGCAATGGGCCTGATGGTCAAAACCGACATCAACGGTCACTACTCCGTGGTTCACGCCACTGGCGAAGCGACCAGCTAAGGAAGCGATATGGCACTGGTAAAAGTTATCTCATCAAACCTTTTTGCCGGTGCCAATTTCCAGAAGCTGGAGATTGGCTCTGAGGTAGAGGTTGCCGATTCAATCGCCGAACGCTGGGTTAATGCCGGGCTGGCCGAGTACCTGGAAGAGCGCCAGCTGGAAGTCGCCACACCCAGGCGCGGACGGAAACCCAAAGATAAGGAGTGACCATGGCTATCACGCCAATCACAGCAGCGCAGGTTAAACAGCAGCTGTCGTCCCTCGGTTACTCCATCCCTGACTTCATCATCGACGCATATCTCTGCAAGCTCAGCAGCATTGAGCAGTGCCTGGAGGCGTCTGGCTACGACGAATGTGACGTCGTGCTGATTCAGGTCTATGCCGTCTCTCTCATGGCCTTAACGGCATACAGTCAGCGCATTAAATCGCAGTCAGCGCCTTCAGGGGCGTCGCGGTCATTCGACTATACCGGCGATGTGCTTTCGATGCGTGACGCTCTTCTGTCACTGGATAAGAGCGGATGTACGGCGTCGCTGCCGATTGACGTGGGTAGTCGTGTTGGCTTCTTTGATGTCGTTGGGGGCTGCTGATGGCAAATTGCATTAATTCATCCTTTTCAGGTGTGGATGTCGAAATCACCTATATCGACTCTACTGGTGAGCATACATATAAAGCCCTCAAAGACCGCAAGACACATCCGAAGGCATTCTTCATGTACCTGGGGTTTGACAGCGATTCACCACCACCTTTCTTACCATTGGATGAAGGTGATTACGTAAGCTCATCAAGTGTCACGCGAGTAAAGGTTAAGCCCATCAAAGTGGGTTTAGAACCAGACCAGCACCTGGAGTATGCGTTATGAGCTCAGTAGCTAACTGGTCATACACCGCAACAGCGACAATCTGGCGAAAGCTTGACGGGCAGGACGACTACGGCGCCCCGCTGGGATATGCAGCGCCTGAGCAAATTCTCTGCGGCTATGAAGGCGGCCTGAGCAAACGCATCGGCGGTATTGGTTCAGAAATCGTTGCGAAAAACACAGTCTGGACTGAGTACGCACTGGCTAAGACTGGCGACTATGTGCTGATTGGCAATTCCGACCTGGCTGACCCGAAAGAAGCCGGAGCTGATGAGGTTCAGCAGGTGCTTCGCTATGAAGACACCTTCGAGCGCATCGCCGACGACTACGCCATCATAACAGGAGTCTGATATGGCCGGTAAAGTTCGCGGCATTGCCCAGGCGAAAGCCAATATGGACGCGCTGATTAATGACGTGCAGGGGCGCAAGGTCGTCAGGGCCGTGCAGTCAGCACTGTTAATCGGTGGCGCGCAGGCAGCGTTATACACCCCAATCGACACATCAACGCTTCTGAACAGCCAGTTCCGGGAGATTGACGCTAACGGCACAAAGGTAACCGGCAGGGTGGGCTACTCGGCCAACTATGCGGTTTACGTTCACGATCCGAATGTTCCGCAAACCTTCCGCCGCGCCACTGCCCGCAAAGAGTTCCTTACCAAAGGCTTTGAGGACACCCGAGAGCAAATCGACCGGGTTATGAAGCAGGAGCTGTCTCTATGAATCCGCCAATGCATACGCGCGTGCGTAACTACTTCATGAATGCTGGCCTGACGGATGGCTTTAAGGTTCAACTGCTGATGTGGACAGACTCAGGCACTGAATCTGACCGGTTCATGGTGTTTCGTCCAAATGGCGGCAGCAATATCCGAAACGGCCTCGGCAATGAGCAGTACATCCTGGTCGACGTTATAGGCGCAAAAGGTGGCAATGCATTTGTCGATGAGCGCGTGCAGCAGATTGTCGATTACGTCCAGCAAAACCCTATGACCGATGATTGTGTCGGTTATCTCCAGAATATGGGCGCTATGCCCACACCAATTCCTACAACCGAAGGACGCCTTGTCTATCGGCTTCAATTCGTCGCCACCTACGGCGAGTAATTAAACGTCAAAGAGGAAGTAACATGGCTAATTGCCCAACCAGCAACAAACGCTTGTTCGGTGGCGCTATTGTGCTTGAAGTTGCCGACGGCTGCCCGGATACGGTGCCGCTTGAATCGGAATGGAAAGCGCTGGCCGCCGGTACGTCAAAAGGATTCGACTTCAGCCCGAACACCGTGACCAGTGATGCTGACGATGGCGGCGGCTTTGTCGAGAGCATCACCACAAACTCGGACTTCACCATCAGCTTTGAAGGTGAGGTGCGTAAAAACGACAAACTCGACCAGTATGGCATCGGTCGATTCATCAAGTACTTCGCTACCGAGCTTAAGGCCAAGCGCCAGCCAGGTATCTGGGTTCGCCTAGAATACGGTCCGGTGACCTTTCAGGGCTACATGGTTATCACCGCCCTCAGCTCTGATGGTGGCACCAATGATATCGTGACCTTCACCACCGAGTTCAAAGTGGGTGACTCCAGCACCGTGCAGGTTACTGACACCTCCGAACCTTCCAGCTAAAACACAGCGGGGCGCAAGCCCCCTTTCTGAGACAGAGACATGCAGGTTCTGATAAACGGAATTCCTTACGAGCCCGCGTCGGCGCGCTCATCTGGCATTGGTATTGCCATCACCACTCACAACCGCCCAGAAGTGCTTGCTCGTGCTCTTGAGCAGCACCAGAAGCATCTACCACCCGGCGCGGTGATTGTAATTGTCGATGATGGCTCGGTGCCTGCTGCCATAGCACCAGAATCTGCACGGCTCATCCGTCATGATCAATCTCAGGGAATCGTTGCATCTAAAAACGCCAGCATTGAAGCCCTGATTGATGCTGGTTGCGAACACCTGTTCCTGTGGGATGATGACGCATGGCCGATTGCCGATGGCTGGCATATTCCGTATATCGAGTCTCCTGAGCCTCATCTGGCATATCAGTTTCTCGACCTGGCTGGCCCACGCAAGCTGAATGACCTTTCAGTCCTGTACCGTGATGAAAAACATATCGCCTACACCGGGCAGCGCGGCGTGATGCTCTACTACCACCGCAGCGCGATTGAAAAGGTTGGCGGGTTCGACCCGGCTTACGGGCGCGGGATGTACGAGCATTCAGACCTCGCTCTGCGCATTCATAATGCAGGTCTTACCTCATGGGCTTACGCAGACGTTATTGGCTCTGAGAAGCTGATTTACTCACTGGATGAGCACGAGTCGGTAGAGAGGTCAGTACCCAAGCCTGAACGCGAGCGGCAGGTTAGCAACAACGTAAAAATTCACAACGAGCGCCGGGACTCCGGTTATACCGGATGGGCACCATACAGAAAGCAGCGTAATGCCGTCATCACAACCTTGCTGACCAGTCATCCTGACCCGCAGCGAGGAACCAGGATGAAGCCAGAGCAGTCACTTATCGCCAGATGGTCAGAGTCGATTAAAGGTGCCGACGCAGTCATTCTCGCTGACGAGTTTGAATACTCACCTCCAGGCCAGACGACCGTTCGCGTGCCTGTTGTCAATATGAACGTTTATTTTCGGCGCTGGCTGCATATATGGCAATACCTGCGCGACCATCCTGAATATCGGTTCGTCTGGTGCACCGACGGGACAGATGTCGAGATGCTTCGCGAGCCGTGGAATGAGATGCATCCGGGCGTGATTTATGTCGGTTCTGAGCCAAAGACCTATTCCGATGAATGGGCCCTCAAAAATCATCCTGAGCGCGTATATCAGTCATTCCTGAAGCAGTACGCGAGCGACACCATGCTGAACGCCGGATTGCTTGGCGGATTACGCGAAGACGTCATGGAGTTTGCTCACCGCATCGTGCGGCTTTACTACCGCATCGAGTCCGACCGCTTCTGGAATAAAGAAGGGGCAGCAAGGGCGGTAGGTGACATGATCGCATTCGGTATCGTGGCGAAATCATTCGGTGACCGAGTAATTACCGGCCCGAAAGTGCATACGGTGTTTAAGACCAACGGCATCGGCAAGGAAACAGCATGGTGGCAGCACAAGTAACATTCGCGGTGGTAGGTCATCACCGACGCGCCCAGCAGGCTCACAGGCTTGCTGAGAGTCTTAATGCGCAGCTTTTTATCGATGATGCCGACCACGGAGCCAACTGGAATCACCTGAGAGCAATCAAGTGGGCTGCAGGCCAGTCAGCGCGAGTGGTCGTGCTGGAAGATGACGCTCAGCCGGTGGATGGCTTTGCAGGTCTTGCGGCTGAATGGTGCGCCAGATTCCCTGATGAGTTGATCAGCTTCTATCTTGGCACGGGTCGACCGCCGCAGTATCAGCAGCAGATTGCTGAAAGCCTTATCGCCGCGGATAAATGCCGGGAAGATTACATCATCCTGAACCGACTGATTCACGGCGTCTGCTATGCGCTGCCAGCCAATGGAATTAACTGCATCCTGCTGAACTGGAGCCAGCGAAAGCCAGCGGACTATGCCCTCGGCGACGCATGGGGAAGGGGTGTTATTTACCCTTGCTACTCGCTCGTAGACCATGCCGACGAGATGCCCGTAGAAAAGGCTTTCGACGGACTTCCAAGAAACGAGAGAAGAAAAGCGTGGAGGCTTTACCGGTGAATATCCCGCTTAAAGAGATTGGCGAGTGCCTCATCAGCGTTGACGGCGAGGATTACTTCTTCCGGCCGTCATTTGTGAACATGTCGCGCATTGGCGAGCCAGAAGAAATCGTGCAGGTGTTTTACGACCTGCACAACGATGAAGTAACCAGTCTGGTGAGTCGTGCTGTTGAGGCTTACGGATACGTTCCGCAATGGCTCATCAACCACATTAAAAGCACCAGTTACGGTCGCAAAGCGTTTCTCGCTTCAGTGGTTGTTCTCAATGCCTGCTGTGACAAAGACGCTGGCCCGCTTACGGGTATTTTTCACCCATCTAAAGGCACTGGTCGCACATTCAAAATTCGCAAAGGCGCGCTGCCTGAATCTGACATGCTGCTGATTGCGCAGTCACTGATAACCCATGGCGTTATCGGCAAGGCGAAAGTGCGAAAGCTCCAGCGGCATGAAAGCGGAGAGACCAGTACCGAGTTCCGCGCCGTCGATTACATCGTGGCCGCGCAGGCCCATTTCGGCATGACCGAGCAGGAGGCTGGCAATCTGACGATGACCAAGTTTCAAATGCTGCTGGCAACGAAATACCCTGAGCAGAAAGGCTTTACCAGGGAAGAGTACGATCAAGTTGCTGAAATGTACCTTGCTAAAAAGAGAAGAAAACTAGTTAATACTCCATGCGTCTGACTAGTCTTTTCGCATCTATTGGAGTTAAAGATGGAAAGGTAGTCTGAAGATCATCGGCATTAAGGTCAGTGAGATTGGGAAATTTTTCTCGAATTATCCTCACTACACTTGGGACATCGTCGGATATCTTTAATAAAAGCTCATAAGCCTGTCTGTACTTACCTGTGGGTTTGTTGCAAACATATGAGTACTTCTTACACATCATCATCGAAAACCAAACCGCAACACCCTCCTCTAAATAAGATGCCGAGATTTTTTGCGGATTGAGTAGATGAACAGACTCATGAGCCATCTCGTACATAAAGCAGTCCCATCTATTTTGTGATCCGTCACTAAGATAAACAATGCAGAGATTATTGGGCTCAGTTGCAACGACGACCCGGGGAGTCTTGTTGTGATAGAGGATTGCTTCATTTATGGAAAATGAAGTATCTCGCGCTCCGAATAATTCTTCGGCTTCAGAAATTATCATTGATTTTGCTAACTCTCCTGATTTTGGGTCATCAAGAGGTAATGATGATGGCTCTACGAAAGACATGGCATTCCTGAATGCTAATAGTGGTACTAAACACATTAATAAATTTTTCAAAAAAATGATAACTGCTGAGGCGGTTTTTATGACCGGAGGTTGATAAATGGCCGGAGATAAGCAGTTAGGTAACATCGTCTATCAAGTAGAAATGGATGTTGCTCAACTCATTACAGCGCAGCAAAAGGTCAACCAGCGCCTTGACCAGATGGACGGGAGTTTTAATAAATCATCTCAATCCGCTGGTCGTTTCGAGGGGGCATTAAACAAGGTTGGACTTGCTATTGCTGGCGCTTTCACGATTGAAACTGCCAGGCGGCTAATCGAAATTGGCGACCAGATGAATACCCTGCAGGCCAGGGTTGCGCGCCTTAGCCCAAGCGTTGATGCCGCGAAAGAGTCAATGAAGGCGCTGTCAGCTATAGCATCGCAAACCGGGAATAGCCTTTCTGATACTGAACGTCTTTGGGAGACTCTCACCTCAGCCCTCAAAGAAACAGGCGCAACAAATTCACAGATTCTTTCCCTGACTGACACACTTCAAAAAATAGGCACTATCGGCGGGTCGTCTGCTGAGGAAATGTCTAATGCCCTGCGACAGTTCGGGCAATCAATCGCAGGCGGTGTTGTTCGTGCTGAGGAGTTCAACTCCATTCTTGAGCAAATGCCGGAACTGGCAAGGCAGATAGCGGCCGGGTTAGGCATTTCGATTGGTCAGTTAAGACAGCGAATGCTTGAAGGCAAGCTAACTGCTCAAGACGCGCTAAACGCTATCCAGAAACAGTCGGAGAGTGTTAACGCTGAATTCGACAAAATGCCAGTTAGCATCGACAGAGCTAAAAACAGTCTCGATGTTGCCTTTAAAAACGCAATAAGTGATCTGAACCAGGCAATAGGTCTGACATCCACACTTGCGGGATTAATGCAAAGCGTTGCTGATAACCTTAATTATTACAATAACAACGCAGGCGATGCCGGAAGGATGCCAAAACTTATTAAGTTGCAGCAAGAGCTTAATAAGGAAGTTCAGGAAGGGCAGCGCTGGTATGAAAGCGATGCTGTTTTTCAGCAAAGAAGAGGACAGGCTGCCTTTGAGCTTAAGCGCACAGAGCAAGAAATATCCAGCATTCGTGCCAAGGCTGCAAATGAAGCCAAAAACAACCAAGGTTTCAAAAGCCCTTCAACTAACGGTGATGATGCCGCCACCCAAAAGCTTGTCAAAAATTCGGAACGCAGATTAGCACTAGCCAAACTTGAAGGTGAGGCTCGCGCACGGTTGCAGGCTCAATATGATGCGGCCGATGCCGGGATTACTGACCAGAAACGCGTGAAGGCACTACAGGACGAGTATGCCGAGACATACCGGGTAACCGAAGCAAGAAAGCAAAGCAACAAAGAGGGCAAGCAGTCAGCCAGCCAGGCTGAGTCAATAGCGCAGAAACTTGAGGCGCTAAAGCAGCAGTCTCAACTTGCTGCCGACTCAACTGATGAATTGAGCAGAGAGCAGGCAATGCTAAATGCTGAGCTTTCTCTTGGAAAAGGTGCTACCCAGGCTCAAATCCAACAGGCAAGGCAGTATGCTGCGACAAAATGGGATACAGCCAATGCTATTAAGGCACAGGCTGCCGCTGAGAAGCTACTCCCGGAAGCGCGAGAGAACGCCAGCTATAAGCAAGACGTGCAAGACCTTAATACTGCATTGTCTGCGAAAAAAATAAGTCAGGAACAATATAACCAAACTTCAGAGAGACTTGAGGCCGAGCATCAAGCTAACCTCGCCAAAATACGCTCTCAGCAAGCAGTTACGCCGCAACAGGAAGCTGCAGGCAGTGTTGATCCAGTTCAGCAGTTAGTGAATGAAAACACCAGAAAGCTTGCTCTCATTCAGCAATTCGAGCAGCAAGGTGTAATCTCACATCAGAACGCTCTTGCTTTACAGGCAGCCGCTGATCGTAAGTATGAACAGGAACGCATTGCTGCTCAGTGGGAAATATGGCGAAACCAGAGCGCAGGAAACGAAGCACTTGCTGCCTCATTCGATGCACTTGCTGGTAACGCTTCAAACGCACTAACAGGAATAATCACAGGAAGCATGAGTGCTGAAGGCGCTGCCAGGTCGCTGGCAAGCACGGTGCTCAATAGCCTGGTTAACTCATTCGTTCAGATGGGCGTTGAATGGGCTAAGAACGCTATCATTGGAGCCACTACTCAGCAGGCAGCGATAGCAGCTACCACTGCCACGCAGGTTAGCGCTCTAGCCACCACGACGGCGGCAAGCACCGCATCAGCGGCAGCCACTACAGCGGCATGGACACCTGCGGCAATCGTAGCATCAATCGGTTCATTCGGTGGTGCCGCTGCGGTTGGGCTTGGCGCTGTCGTAGCAGCACTCGCTCTTTCTGGTAAGCGTAAAAACGGCGGACCGGTATCAGCGGGTGGGATGTATCAGGTTGGTGAAGGTGGGATGCCGGAGATTTACCAGGCCAATACTGGGAAGCAATATATGATTCCGGGCGACAATGGCCGGGTGATAAGCAACAAGGAAATGACAGCGGGGACAGGTGGCGGGGTTGTAATTAACATCCAGAACTACACATCGTCCTCTGTAGATGCTCAGGCCGGAACTGATGGCAATGGCGGCGTGACAGTAGATGTAATTGTCGCCGACCTGAACAATGGCGGTCCAATCAGCAACGCCATAACCAGCAACATGAACGTTAAACGCACGCCAAGAGGGCAGGGCTGATGGCTATTATCGACTATCCTGACTGGCTGCCGCTGGCGCAGAAGGCCAGCAAAAACATGACGCTAGACACCGGGTTCCAGACTGACCAGCCAGCAGTCGGCCCGGCTATTTTCCAGAACCTTACTGACGACCTCAAAACCACATGGTCACTGACGTGGATTTTCACTCTTGATGAAGAGCGGGCTTTCCAGCAGTGGCTGCGCAGCCCGAACTACCTGAATCGCGGTGTTAACTGGTTTCGTATGCCCATCAACATCGGCGGCAGTGGCTTGCAGGTTCAGGAGTTGCATTTCACACAGATGCCGGTGCAAACCAGCATCGACGGCGGAGTGGTTACGTGGACGGGAACCGTTATCGCGAACCACCTCTATAACCCTGACGACGAGTTCGACGACATCATTGTTGAGCTGCCTCCGCCGTGGAATAGCTGGCTGGATATTGTTGTGACCGGTTATCCGGATAATCGTGATCCGGAATCTCTGCCGAGGGTGCCGTAATGCCTTCCTTTCGTGAATATAAACAACAGCGCCCGACGCGCGGCCTATACGACACAATCACGTTCTATCACCCGTCATTCGGATACGTCCGCCTGGTAGACAAGCAGTTCTTCGATAAAACGCTTGGCGGCCAGGTGTACAAGCCTGCGCGTTTCGAGATTGAAGAGAGCCAGCAGAGCGGGACTCCTGTGATTGACGCCACTGTGAAACTTGGCCGCCTTTCATCGGACATCAAAGCGCTGATGAAGAAGTGGAAGGGTGCATCGCGTCTGACGGCAATCACGGCCACGCGGCAGATATTCGACAGTGGAGACGTTTCTGTGCCGATTAAGTCCTGGCAGTTATACGTCAAGACGGTGGACATCGACGCAGACTCCGCCTCGGTCACTCTGTCTGTCACCAACCCGCTGAACAACAACATCGGAAGGCTCTATGACCCAACGGAATACACTGGCCTTCAGTACCTCTGATTTTATCAGAATGATGATCGGCATACCGTGGGCTAACCGGGCCTGCTCGTTTGAGAAGGTAGACTGTTGGGGTCTGGTTGTTCTCTATTACCGCCACGTTCTCGGTATTGAACTACACCAGACGCCGGACTACGAAGCTGGCGAGGACTTCTTCACCTGTTATCAGGGCGACGTAGTCTTCTGGCGTCAGGTCGATAATCCGGTAGATGGCGGGATATTCGTGGGATACCGAGGCGCGCAACCGGCGCATGTTGGACTGGTGCTCAACAGGCAAGCGTTGCACTCTCGCGGCGAGAACGGAAGCGTGCGCATGGACTCGTTGCTGGTCATTCAGCGGGCATTCACTAAAGTGGAGTTTTTCGAATATGGCGTTGATTGAGCTTCAGCGTTTCCCGGGAACGCCAAAAGAACGCTACAGGGTGCCAAACGGCACCATTTTTTATGACTGGCTGAAGGGCAATGACGACACCTTTCACCGTGACCTGCTGATCATCCGCAACGGCGTGAAGCTGGGTGACGACGATGAGCTGGCGTTTGAGCTGAGCGAGCTGGACAAAATCCAGATTTTCGACCAGCCAAAAGGGATTGTAGAAGATGTTCTGAGCCCGATATTTAAAGTGGTTGGGCAGGTTTTTTCCTTTCTTGCGCCAAAGCCAGCTATCGCAAACACTGGCGGGAATACAGTAGATTCTCCAAATAATAGCCTTACTGGACAGACTAACACCGCGCGCGTCTATAAAGCCAAGCCGGATATTTATGGTCAGGTGAGGTCATTTCCTGACCTTATTCAGGAATCTGTTTTCGAATATGTGCGTCAGAGTGATAAAGATGGCGGACTGAAGTACGTGACAGAATGGATGTGCATCGGAATCGGTAAGTACGATTATGAGTCTGTGCGCTACTCTGAATCGAGTCTGGGCTCACTGGCTGGGGCTGAATATCAGTTTTATCAGCCCGGTGAAGTCATCCCCCAAATCGTCGAGGGATATGGCTTCGATGACGTAGATGGACAGGAGGTGCCTGGGCAGAACGAAGCGGGAGATTTCCCGATAGAAACGGCGACGGCAAACACAGTCGTCAGCGGGACATATTCCGGCGGCCAGATAGCCATGAAAATCGTGAAGCAATCCGACTTCGATTATTTCATGGGGTTAGTGCTGCCGCATGCCGTAACATTCACCATTAACGTTACGTACAGCACGGCTTCTGGCAATGTCACTACTGATGCTACTTTCTCTGGCACCCTTATCTCCGCTGTTGAGACAAACGATGGGGCGGTTACTAATCCTGTTCGCTGGTACACTTTCACGATGAGCGACCTGCAGGGCCCTCAGGACATCCCGGCAAATGCCACCATCAACACTACGAAATTCATTCTCAACGACAACGAAGCGCTTGTTGTGGGGCCATTCTTCTCGCCAGTTGAATCTTCTCAGCTCTGGCTACACACGCAGTCGAGCCTGGGTGGTAAAAAACAGACGAACTGGAAAGTTGTTATCTGGAAAATCGACGATGATTACAACCAGATCCCCGGCACTACGCAGACATTTACTTATTACCAGGGAACGCCGCACGACCATACGAGCGAAGTGTTTTATCGCACAGATAAGATAACCCCGTCAGGTGGCTTTGGTAAGTATGCGATCAGCTTCCAACGCACTGATAACTCCAGCGATGCCTCGGTGCTAAAAGTTGAAGAAATCCACGCCATTAATATCAGAACGAACGTTGTTCATCCTACTGATACGCTGGTACGTGTCAAAGTTCGGGCGACAGAAAACGCGCTGGGAAGTCGCGAACGCAAATATAACGCTCTCGTAACGCGCCATACCATCACTTACAACCTGAACACGCAGACTGTGGATTACACGCTGCGACCGTCTCGCTCGTTCGCTGATGCGGTGGCGCATACCTGGCTCATCATGGGTGAGCAGTCGGTCAGCAGCATTGACCTGTACGGTCTGTACTCTATTGCTGAGAGTCTGCCAGATGAGCGCCTGGGCTACTTCGACTACACCTTTGACGACGAAAACGACTCGCTCGGTGACCGCGTGCAGGCAATCTGTAATGCGGCATCGGTGGTTGCTTATTGGGACGACGGTGTACTTACATTCACACGTGACCAGAAAGTCGATTATCCGGCGGCAGTATTCAACCGGGCCAACATGAAGACGGACGAGTACAAAATGACGTACGAAGCCACGCTACCGGGTGGCTATGACGGTGTGCAGGTGTCCTATGTCCACCCGACCACCAACAATAAGACGTACATCAACTACCGCGTGCTGAACGGCGCTATCGTCGAGCAGGAAGCAGAGAACCCCAACAAACTGGAGATTGTCGGATTCCGCAACGACTATCAGGCGCGTGAGAGGGCGATGAGGGAAGTTAAGCGGCTGATTTACTCGCGTGTGAAGATGAACGCAAAAGTTTTCGAAGATGGCATTATCCAGGTGGGTAGCGTCATTCAGATGCCGGACATCTACGACAGCAACCAGCAGCAGGGGTATATCACCGGGCGCGCCGGGAACAACTTCGATACCAGCGAGCCAATTACATTTACCGGCTCGATGTATGTGCTGGTCACAGACAGCATGGGAAATCCGACGTTACGCTACCCAGCTTCGCCTCGAACGGACACCAAATACGGATTCACCGCGGCAATACCAAACATTCAGCTCAATATCTGGAATGGAGACACTGTGCAGCTTCCGTCGCGCTACCTAATTGCGACAGTAGAAGAACTGGACAGCCAGCTATGGACGGTAAACAGCATCAAGCCAAATACCGATAACACCGTCTCACTGACAGTCTCAGAATACAGCGACTCTATCTACTCATAAGACCCATTCAACCATCACAACCCGGCCAACGCGCCGGGTTTTTTTATGGAAAAAATATGGCTACGCAACCTACTAATAATCCAGTACCGAGCGAGTCCCCGCGCGATCTTAAATTTAACGCAGGGAAAATCGACGAATTCGTCACCTCACTGGTTAATACTTATGTTGACCGTTTCGGTAACGAGCATTACACCATTGAGGGGCTGCGCTGGCTGGCGCAGCAGGCTATCGCGCAATACGGATGGATTCCTGTCGGCACATTCCAGGCCGGTACAACATTAACGCTGCCCAATCAGGTTCTGAAAGACATGACGGACGGTGAATATTACCGCTGGGATGGTGCGCTGCCCAAGGTTGTTCCTGCCGGATCTACGCCAGCATCTACAGGCGGAACGGGTGTAGGGGCATGGATAAGCGTTGGAGATTCAGCGTTAAGGTCAGCGCTGGCGAGTAGTGACGGATTCTCCTTAATTGGTGAGTTAATCTCTGTTGCTGATTTTTCAAAAATAACTCCAACTGACAAAAAGAAAGTGCGTCTTCGCGGCTGGTACGCCGTCTCAACAGTAGGTGCCGGGGATTTCTATTATGATTCCGCATCTCCAAAATCGTTACACGATGGCGCGATTTATATTTCTCCAACGGTACCATACGCGAATGCTATTGATTTTATAAATGGCGCAGGCGAATCAGACCCTTCAGGCACTGGATGCTGGGTGCGTTCAAATGTAACTGAAATACAATTTTCCTGGTGGGCTCCGCAGTTTCTTGAACATCACTCATCCGCGCTTCAAAAAGCCCTGGATAAAGCCAAGCTTTTACGATTAGATATTTATCTGCCGCCGGGTGAGTTCATTCTTCGCAGTAAGGTGACTTACGACTATTCTTCTGGGGTGACATCTTCATCTCCCAGAGGTGGCAACATAATTGGTTCAGGAAGCAAAAGAACAGTAATTATTCAGGATGTTCAGTCTGGGGGCTTTCCTTCTAATGGAGTCGCACTCCAGATAACAGGAAGTTTAGGAACATCTGATTACCAAATTGACAGGTTTACATTAAAGGGTATGAGTATAAGAGGTAACGGAACGGTGGCTTCAGGTAATAATAATACCGGAACGTTTCTTGTTATGGAGAGGATGGTTGGGTTCACAATAGAGGATATATTCTCCAATAATCTGTATAGGAGTCTAATTATTCAAGACTCTCTGTACGGCTCGGTAAGAGATTGCAGGATAACGTCCAGTGTGGAAGGCCTCCTGATGAGAAAGCTCAACTCTGTTACCGGTGTTAATGTTGTAACATTTGAAAGGGTGGACTTTATTGACTGTTGGCACCTTTGTTTACAAGCGGTAGAGTCCCAGCAAGTCGTTATTGACAACTGCTCTTTTGAAGCAAATGGCAACAGAGATACAGCAGGAACGGCTTGTATCATCGCTCGTAGAATTGGGTCGGCAGGCGGCGTTGGGGTTGATATCCGTAATTGCTATTTTGAAAACAACAATATGAGGGATGTAGCGATCGCTTATGATATCAATCTGCCCTGCCAGGCAAGCATTAGAAATTGCAATTTTGCAAAAACTTCATCCAATGCATACTCAGGAAGAATTGGCGTCACAGGTAGCGTAACTCCTACCGGCACTGCCTACTGCAAGTTAACTATGACAGATAACCAGTTTCTTGTAGGTGGGGATTATGTAGATGATCCCGTGAATAGGCCAGATGTATTTTTTAGCGGCTTTTCATTCACCAATACCGGCCCCGATAAAGTGAAATTTATTGATGAGAATAATGTAATAACTGCAGGGGTAGTAGTTACCTCAGCGGTTAACTACATTAAATCAAGAGGAGACTTATTTACTGCCAGGGTCGCTGCGGACGGAACGCTATCAGCAGCAGGATCAGCGAATGTTGTTTCAGTTTCAAAAACAGGAACTGGATTATACACCTTAACAAGCAATGTAAACCTTGATAAGGCGGTTTTTTTGACAATGTTTCATAACGGAAACGGTGGCGGTATACAAGTTACAAGCACTAATAATGTGGCAAGTGTTATCGTGAAAAACTCCAGCGGGGTTAACTCTGATATTGCGTTCACAGTAAAAGCCGTGCTTCTATGAATTCAAAATGAAAATTAATGGCCTCGCTAAGAGGCCATTGGTCCTACATTATTCTTTTGTTATAAACTAGCAGAGTGACATCACCATAGTGTAAAGTCTCGTCAGGCTTTCCAATTTTGTTTATCGTTCCATTAACGCAGAAGTCTAAATTATTTCTGCACTTACCTCCAATTGACGGAGATATGGCAATAAACTGCCTGTCAGGACTATTATCTATATAACTTTTTGACAGCCAAGATCTCATTGTCTGAGCCCTTGCTCTCTTCAAATCAATCGATCCATCTTTCTCACTGAAGTATACTGGAGTTACATGTATCTTACCGTTAGAAAACCAGGTAACTGTGTGCGTTAGTCTCCAGAAAGAACCATACCCAAACGAAAGGTTATTTTTATGTAAAAATCTCACAAAATCTACGGTTTCATCCTGCTTTTGATGTAACCCGTTAGGGGTGGCGGCATATGAGTAAATAGAGCTAACGCAATATAGCGCTATGATAGTCGAATAAACTATGCTTTTTAGCCTTATCGCTGATATTAGCGCCAGCAGTATAGCTATATACTGGATGTTAACAAAAAAACGCGCGCTAAGAATGCTTACGTCTGGATAGCTGAGAATAAATGAAGATATTATTCCAGCAAGGGAGAAGAAAAGCACCAATGAGAGATAGGTATTAACCCCTCCAGATCTGTACAGATTGTATATGGATATGCATGTTAAAACAAAAAACAAACAAAAAGATATGGCATATGCAAGATCATGCTGGATAATCAAGACGTTCAGCATCCTTCCCGTCAAGAATACCATCTGGACGCCATTTTCCAACATTACTGTAAGTGGCACCAATGAAAACTTGTGAATTGGTATTCCCAGGAATGATTGAATGATACCTGAGTACGCAGCTATAAATGAAATCAGATAAACTATCAGGTGCTTAACATTACGCTTGTCTTTATAAGAGATAAAAGCGGTGCCAATGATTAATGGTAAAAGATAGGATGCGTAGAACCACGGATCAGATACTCCTGCAAGAACAGACAGGAATCCAGATATGATGCTGAAGTAAACCTTGTTATTTTTAATAGCTAATAGTGATAACAGCACACAAAACATACCGAATGCATTGGTAGAGTTATGTGAAAATGGATGCACCAAAAAACCGTATGTATATGAGAATGCTGGGCAAAGTAACGCAATCAAAATGGACAATGAGGAAATTTCATTACCCGTAGCAATCCTGGAAATTCCATATGAAGATAAAGCGATGGCGATTAGAAATAATGCGGTAGCAACTATAACCACGCTGACATCAGTTGAGTCGAACAAATAATAAAAAAGGAAATGAACCGGATAGACAGTTAAATACCAACTATCTACCGTAGGAATCCAGTCCTTAAAAACACTCATTCCACTTCTAAGAAAATCAGGCCAGAATATCTGACTGTTAACTATGTCAGAGTCATAAGGCATATATTTTCTAGTTATCAATATTGATATTAATATGCATGCTATGATTATCGCATACCGCGACGTCCTAGATTTTATAATGTTTTCCATAATCATTAACCCTTATTTTTAATCAAATACCGAGGCCTTTTTTTAACCTCAACATATATTCTTCCAATATACTCTCCGAGAACGCCAATACCGATAAGCTGAATGCCGCCCAGGAACAGGATTGAAACCAGAAGTGATGGATACCCGCGAACCGGGTTACCAAAGGCAAGCGTGTCGACAATCATCCATGCACCATACAGAAATGATATCCCGGCTACTAACAACCCAATGTATGTCCACATCCGCAGAGGAAAAGTGGAGAAGCTGGTAATACCCTCAAGCGCGAGATTCCACAGCTTCCAGCCGTTGAACTTAGAATCTCCTGCAATGCGTTCTGCTCGTGCGTATTCAACAACGTCAGTGCGCCCGCCAACCCAGCTAAGCACCCCTTTCATAAACAGGTTACGCTCTGGCATTAGCTTGATGTTTTCTACTACATCACGCGACATGAGGCGGAAATCACCGACGTTTTCCTCGATTCGTGGGTTGCTTATTTTATTGTGCAGCTTATAGAACATTTCAGCGCTCTTGCGCTTCAGGCGGCCATCTGTAGAGCGGTCTGTGCGTTTAGCCAGTACGACATCTGCCCCAGCCTGCCAGCATTCAATGAGTTGCGGGATAACTTCAATCGGGTCCTGCAAATCGACGTCAATCGGAATCACCGCGTCGCCGGTGGCATGGTCCAGCCCTGCGAATAGCGCCGGCTCCTTGCCAAAATTGCGGGTGAAGGATAGGGGCACAACAAGCGGATCAGAAACGGCCAGCGCATTGATAATCGACTCTGTAGCGTCTTTGCTGCCGTCATTGATAAATACGATCTCCACCTCAAACGATTTGAGTGGTTCATATTCTCTGACGGTTTTATAAAAAATAGGGATTGTGTCTTCTTCATTGAAGACCGGAACCACGAGTGAAATCTTCATTTTGCTTCCCTGAAGACGATGTATTTCGAATAGATAAACCCGCACACCAGGCTGATAGCGGAGAACACGACCAGCGTAACCACTGGCGGTAGAGAGCATTCATCTGCAGCCCATCCAACAGCTGCGCTAAGCGAGCCCATGAAGCCCACGTAAAGCATATAGCGCGACGTGGTTGTGGAACTGTTGAACGTAAAGCGAGCATTAGCGAAGAAACTGAAACTTACCGCAACAACGAATCCGCTGAAGTTCGCCAGTGCCTGGCTTGTGCCTAGTGCATAGAAGCACGCGGCAAATACCACCCAATGGATTAGCGTGTTGAGCACGCCCACAGAAGCGTACTTTGTAAAGAGCTTGAGCAT